CCTCTGAAACTCAACTACTTACACGTGTATATTATTCCACTCATTTTGTATAAATATACCCCAAATATATTTAGTTAAAATTCATTCACTGTGTTAAAAGATTTAAGTTAAAAAATTAAGTTAAAACGTTATTTTTACTGCCATTCTGTCAGCTTTTTTATACACTTATTTACATTGTAACCCATTGATATTCAAGTACTTGCAATATTTAGGCTTAAAACATATGACAAACATTTAGTAATGTTAAAAATGTTCTGCCAAATAGTCTGACAATTTCTTTTATGTTTACATATTCTGTCAGTATTTGTTAAACGCTTACGTATTGTAAGTGCTTGATATTCAATTGCTTATAGTGTTTAACATATATGATTTTAACACATTTTTGTCGTATAGTTTTTGCAATATAGTAAGTAGATAGGGGTTAACCTATCAATGGTCAACGCAGCACCACCGATTTTGGGAACGCTGCACTAAATATTTTTGATTATGAAGACATTGAATGAAAGAGTAAAAGACGTGGTACGTACCGTTGTGCTTGACGCGGACTACACAGAACTGGGTGAACAGTCTAAAGCCGTGCAGGACTGGCTACAGAACGATTCTAAGTACATTCAGCTGAAAAAGGCTTTAGAAGACTACAGACTCAAGGCTTTTGCTGAAAGTGAGGATTTTCAGAAAATAAGCCGTGCCACATTGTTCACCGCTTTTGTAGCGGTTGCAAAGTTAGTTAAAGGTATCAACATTCCAGAAAACTACCTTACTGAAGACAATGGGAAAACCCTTGAGCGTCTTGCATCTGAGAATATATGTGACACCGATTCACGTATTGCTTCGCTTATATGTAGGGTTAACGATACATTCAAGCCAACAAAGGTAACAAGGTCTATAGAGTTTGTGCCGTACACCATTGCAGAGATCCGCAAACTTGTGGAGTTAATCCAGCTGGGTATTTTGGAACGTGAAAAGGTAAGACAGCAAGTAAGGGAAGGTAAGCGTAAACGTTAACCTTTAGGACTCAAGACAACAACAAAGGACTGCACTATATTGCAGCCCTTTTTTGATACCACAATTTTTAAGGGTGCCCAAAATGGGTGCCCTTTGTTATATCCTTTTTTTTCAGAGGATTAAAAACTGTCTAAACCGACATTCCGTATATCTCAAGTAACGGAACACATCCAGAGGAAATTAATTTCCAGAGGATCGTGACAGGTGAGAGGACAGACAGAGGGCAAACGTTCCATGCGAATGGAGCGAGCGGAGGAGAAATCCCGTCGAGCTGTCGAGAAAATCAGGAAGGAGTCAAGCGAGCGTTTAAGCGTGCTAACTACCTTTTCCGAGTCAAGCCCTACGCACTGAGTAGGAGTAGATGCAGGCACGGAGAGCAGGATCACGGCAAAAGTTGTACGGATCCCGCCACGATCCGAAGGCAAAGGAGAAGGCAAGAGCAGCCAGCAGAGGCAGGAGCGGAAACTCCCAGGAGAGCAACCCAATGCACCGTGGAGCCTGAGCCTAACATAAAGCGTTATGTGGGTATATGAGAATTAATCATAATTCATATTCTATCGTATGAGCGTGCGAGGTGTGGTTAACCAGAAACGCTCAATATCCGTTATCCGTCACGTGTGGCGGAGCGAGTGAAGAAAGTAGATACTGAACGGATTAATGAAATCTACCTGAAAGCGGTTATATGTCAGCCGTGTTACCTTTGAGTATGCAGCAGGAAAACATATCGGACCAATCTTGTTAAATTGGAGGGTGCCGAATGACGTGAGACATTTTGCAACGAGAGCAAAAGGAAATAGAGGCATCCTGGCTAATGGGGTTGAGAAATCAACCCTACAATATAAACCATTAAAATTTTAGAATTATGAAGAAGATTTCGTGCAGTGCATTGTGTGTGTTGTTTATCATTTTGGCGTGCTCCCTGATACCTGCCTATATCACAGGTGTCAGGGAGCTGCTGGATGCAGCCACACTGACGGAGATAGACTGGAGCCTGACAATGACAAGCGGTGTATTGTTCACCGTTTCCACTGCCTTTATAGGTGTAATCATTGCAGACGTGTTCATATCTGCGTATCTGGCGGTAAAGAAGTAAAGCCTTAATGAGCAGGGCATCGTGTAATGTGGTGTCCTGCTTTCATCATTAACTGAATGATTTGGAATTTAATTTGAAAACTATAGAATTATGACAAACGAGATTTATTACGAGATGGCAGGCGGTTATATCTGCCTCTGCCATTATGGAGAGCAGCTCCCAGAGACTTCACCGGATAGAGAAGGAAAGGAGGTGGCACTATGAGAAGAGAGAAGATTTATTCAAGTACGATAATTCTGCTTGGAATTATTCAGGTGCTTCCAATTTTCCTGCTCCTGGGAAGTACGATAATTGGCGGTCTGCTTGGAGTGGTTTATGCCGTTCTGCTCTGGAAATTCTGGAGAAGTACGAGAATTGGAAGATGGTTCATGCGAGAGTGGTGGCGTTCAACGCTGCTGCTTGAGCGGATCATCTTCGGAGGCAATGCAGAGTGTTGAAATTCTGCGGTGAAAATGCCGGAGCCTGAAAACTGCCTGTAATCCGGGCAGTACGATAATACTAACTAAAAACAAAAGAATTATGAAAACAAGAAGACAGGCAGCCATGGAGCTGCTTCCATTGTATAATGCAATGGAGGTAAGGAAAATCACATTAGGCACTCTCGCAAGGAAAATGTATAAGTGCGGTGATTGCTGGAGATGTACCGGTGTTGGCTACGACTACACCGTGTAAGCCAAAAAGGCAGTATGATAATCTGTGCTGCCTTCATTGTCTAACCAAAACTTTGAATTATGGAATATATCAGAACCAAAGAGTATGAAACCACCATCGACGTATATTTCGACGGTGAAAAATACGTTTTCATCAACCGTTTCAGCGGTCTCGTTGCCGTTGCCAGAAGGAAAGGGACACCGGTAATCTCCGATGACGGAAACACCTGTTATTCCACATTCTCAGTGGAGCATACTGACAGCATCTGCAAGGAGACGATAATAAAGGTGATACAGAAGCAGGAGAGCCAGTATCTCCCGTGCAGCGTCGCCTACGAATGGCAGGAGGAGCAGAAATATTCCTCTCTTCCTTACTCTGTCTCCGTGAAGCTGGAGAGAATGGGATAGCCTGAATGATCCTCACGTTTGAAACGTGGGGATTTCTTTTTACTAACCCTAAAGAATTATGGAAGCTAAGATTTTTTTCATCTCCGACACTAACGGAGAAACGACAATCGTTTACTGTCTCACTTTGACAGAAGACGAAATCAAAAAGATGTGCGAGCACTGCGGAATCAAGATTGTAGACATCGCAGAAATCAGACAGGACGACATACAATACTATTGTATAGACGGTCGTGTCTGGTGGGACACTCCAGAAAAGGAGAGCGCAGTAAGAAAAGTTATCGCCTGAATGATCCTCACCTCAAAAGGTGGGGATTTCTTTTTACTAACCCTAAAAAAGAAGAATTATGAGAACAAGAAAGTACAAGACCCTGACAGGGCTGCTGAAGGCATGCGGCAGAAAGCAGTTCACAATGAACGATTTCTTGTCTGGACGGATCTATTCCGGCTACAAGACATTTAAGTTTGAACTGTCTGACGAAGCCCTAAGAGAATTGTCCGACGGCTTTTGTTATGCCTGCAACTGCCAGAAATCAAAACGCGACACGGTTTTCTTCAACATGAAATTCCATAAGATATTGAACCGTGGTATTCTGGACAGCCTATGGGTGGAGTTATGAATGGCAAACCGAGCTTCACCTTCTGCGTAGGACAAGACGGAGACACAGAATATCCTCTTGTCAAGAGAATCCTCTACCGGGGCTATTAGCCAAACGGCGTACATCCCAAGTGTGCGCCTCATTTTTACTAACCCTTTAAAACATTAGAATTATGATTTTTATTAAAAGTTTCAAAAACTACGAAGAGTTCAAGAAGTTGTTTGCAATCGTGGAACACGGCAACGGAGCCAAGTCTCGCAAGAACAAGATTCTGCTTGCATGGCTCAAGGACAGACGCTTCCTCAAGACGTGGCTGTACGTTCAGCGCCTCTCTCTGGAAAAGGGTGTCAATAAGGAGATAATCTTCAAGTATGACTATCTGAGCGCTAAATCTATGGATGATGTCAAGAATGCCGTCATGCATATAATGCGTTGGTTTGCGCCGTATGTGTTCGACCCTCAAAATGAATCTTATGAGCATGTCGAAGGCAGCAAGAGGTTCGACCTTAACGATTGGACCTTGCGCCACCGGACTCTCTATCTTGACGACCGCAACGGGTTGTGTACCGATGGAGACACAAAATCCGTCCGCTACATCAATTCTGAGCGTGACGACAGGGTGTTCAAGATGAAGGCAGGAAAATTCATAACTTCCTGTCTCGACAGCCTGCCGTTTACCGAAATCCTTCCGGAACAGGTAAAACGCTGGATAGGCGAGGAGTTCGCCCGTGACTGGCAGGTCTATGCAGAGTCTCGCATCGGAAAACAAACACTGACCCTACACGTGGGGTCTGACGAAAGCGACTTTGAGACCATCTACGACAAAGACCTATACAAGGGAGATTTCCACTCCTGTATGGGAGGCGAGGACCAATACTCCTTCTATGTAAACGCCGTGGATGCCAGCGCAGCATGGCTGACAGACAGTGACGGAATGATAGTGGCACGTTGTGTCATCTTCAATGACGTCAGAGACGAGGAAGGGAAATCCTGGAGACTGGCAGAGCGTCAATACTCGTCCGATATGGACGAAGTTCTAAAGCAGACGCTTGTGGACAGACTCATCAAAGAAGGCCTCATCGACGGCTACAAGCGTGTCGGTGTCGATTGTCACGACAACAGGAATTTCGTCGCCAACAACGGCGAGTCCCTGAGAGCAAAGCGGTTCTCTATCGAATGCCGGATGTGCGATGATGATACGTTGTCGTATCAGGACAGTTTTATCTATTACGACTACAACAATGACATCGCATACAATCATTACGATGAACACTACACCGACAAGCTGGACGTAACCGATCGTTATTTCGAGCGTTCACACGACAACGAAAAATGGTCGGAGTATTCGCAAGAGTGGATCGCCGATGATGTCGCCGAGTATGACGACTATAACGAGGACTGGATGCACCAGGACTGTTCGACTGGTGCTATCTATAACGGACACCACATCCATATCAACGAATACTGCACGAATGATTTCGTGTGGTCTGAAGAGGAAGACTGCTACATCTATGAGGATGAGGCGGTATGGGTTGAAAACCTTGACGACAACATCCTCAGAAGAAACGCCGTCGAGGACATCCACGGAAAGTGGCAGCGTGCAGACGATTGTGTGCACTCTGCATATCACGATGAGTACATCCTCAAAGAGGATGCTATTTACTCCGAAGTCCTCGAAGACTGGTTCGAAGACGAGGATACGATGTACGAAGCAGAGGAAGAACAACTTGAAGTAGAAGCCTGAAAAAAGGCGGGAGATACAATGCTCCTGCCTTTACATCATTAACCATTAAAACATTTAGAATTATGAAAGAGAAATTGAATTACGAGTTACTTAAAGATCTGTACTGCATCCATTCAAAGAGCGGCAGTGAGAAACGCATCCGCCGATTCATAAAGAAGTGGCTAAAGGTCAATGTTCCTGAAGCTGTCGTGACACAGGACAATACAGGAAACCTCTACATCACGAAAGGTGTAGCGGTTAGTTACCCCTGCCTGTGCGCACACATGGACCAGGTGCAGGATTTCCATCCTTCTGACTTCACTTGTGTGGAGACCGACGAGGTTATTTTCGGATATTCTCCCAAGATGCGCAAGCAGTGCGGACTGGGAGCCGACGACAAGAACGGGATATTCCTTGCGCTCTCTGCGCTGATGGAATACCCTGTCCTCAAATGTGCCTTCTTCATCGGAGAGGAAATCGGCTGCATCGGCTCAAGCGCCGCAGACATCGGATTCTTCATAGACTGCCGTTTCTGTATCCAGATTGACAGGCGTGGCAGCAATGACATGGTGACAGCAATCTCCGGTCCGCTCTGCTCGGATAGTTTCATCAAGGCTGCGGACTGCGAAAGCTGGGGCTACCGTGAGTCCGGCGGAATGATGACGGACGTAGAGGCTCTTGCAGAAGCCGGTGTCAGCGTGTCGTGCATCAATCTGTCCTGCGGATATTACAATCCGCACACCGACTGCGAGTTCACCCACAAGCCCGACCTTGAGAAATGCTGGGCTTTCGTATGCCATCTCATAGAGGACGTTACAGCGGTCTATCCGTTCGAATACACAAACGGATGGTCAAGGTACAACAAGAACTTTTACGCCGAAGACAGTCTCTTATATGAGATGGAATGTGTCCTTGAAGAAGAACCGAATACCACATTCAGAGACTTCTACGACAACGTGGGATGTATGTATTCTGAGGTCAGTAGAGAAAGTCAGCGCATACTGTTCGACGTTGCTAAGAAGTAAGCCTTAAAGAGCCCTGCTCCTCACGGAGTGGGGCTTCCTATTTCCTAACCTTTAAATTTCAAGAATATGGACAAGAAAAAGTACATTGAAATCCTGTCTTCGGAGGCAGAGAAGAACGGCAGGCCACAAGAGTCTGCCCTGGATGATTTCCTCGACTACGTGATAGACTATTTCGACGTCAAGAGCCTGCAGTCCGGTATGGACTCATACGGCGATCACATTCTGGAGCAGATGCGCAAATCGCACGGCTTCTTCAATCTTGTCATAATGTGGCTTCAAGATGTCGCCAAGGCTATGGAGCTTGGAGAATGGCTCGATGTATTCGGCATTCTTTATGAGGAGATGTACCTCTCTCGCGGCAAGGCTTCACGCACGGGACAGTTCTTCACTCCCCAGTGCGTGTCAGACCTCATGGCTAAGACAATCGACACCGGCAAGGAATGTGGCACGGTCAACGACTGCGCTTCCGGCAGCGGACGTCTCCTTCTCGCCCATTATATCAGCAAGAGCAGGACGGATCATTCTGCCGGACGCCGCTTCAAGTATGTGGCGCAGGATTGCGATCCTATCGCCTGCAAGATGTGTGCCTGCAACATGATGGCGCACGGAATGTACGGAATGGTCATCTGCCAGAACACTCTGACGATGAGCGTGCCCTCCGTTATGTATTATATCAACGAGGCTAAATATCCGTTCGACACACCTTACTGCTCCATCCGTGCGTTACGCAACGAAAAAGCCTGAAACAGCCTCCCCTGCGGAGGCACATGTTTAACCTAAAAAACAACGAATTATGGAAAAGAATATTGTAGAGTATTGGATACACAAGGGCGAGATTGCCGAAAAGGTAGCCGACTACATCAGTGTCAAGAATTTTGCCAAAGCGATAGAGGCTCTTTATCGTGAGTGTTTTGAAGACTACGAGAACTCTGAGGACATAGAGGAGTACCTCGCCGATTGTGGGGTGGGTAATATTCAGTCTCTCGCTTGGGATTTTACTATGAAAGTGAACAGAGACATGAAAGAATACCTCCACATGCGAAATCATAACATGAGCGGCAATTTTGCCAACATCGAGGACGACTATCCCGCTCACATCACGGGTACACGATGGAGTTCAGATTATGCTGGCGACGACTACTACCGTCTGTTTCCTCAAATGGTTGCACGTTTGGACGCAGCGGAAGATAGTGAACAGGCTGACGAGGACAGAATGTATCTCATGGATTGGTTTTTCGACGCCTTCGGTACGTACAACATCAAGTACAAATTCCAGAACGATCTTTCGGAGATTGCGTGTGTGTTTGAACAGCAATGTGTTACCGCCTAAACAGCCTCCCTTCGGGGAGTTGCAATTAACCAACAGATTAAAGAATTATGGGAAAGTCAATCAAAACAAAATTGGAGATGTGGACTGCGTGGGGTTATTGTATGACTCCGCAGATATTCAGTTCAAGAAGTAAGGCATTGGAGTACGCACATGAAATGCGCGACAATGGCTATATTTTCGGTTTCAGAGCGTCTCCCGCCTAAAAAAGTCCGCAGAAATGCGGATGCAATTAACCAAAAAAAATAAAGAATTATGAAAGCAAGACTTTATCACGACACAAGAAAGAAGTTCCGTGATTGCGTTGACGCATGGAGCATGTACTTCCCTTACCCAAAGTGGATGAGAGAGGAGAATCCTGGAGTGTACGGGTGTTTTATTGGCTGCAAGCCGACAGAAAGCGGTATGATAAGGTGTACCGTTGAATACGATGAGTTTATTCCGGGCTTTCGCAGCAGACCATATCTCGGCAAGAGGGTTGACGTGAAGACAACCCCGAAAGCTTTTCAGAAGATTTTCCGCTATCAGGAGAGGTTGTGGAACAATGCGATCACAAGGAATACTGACGATGCGTGGGAAGCATGGAACAGAGCCTAAAAACAGGCAGTATGATTTGTCGTGCTGCCGCCACATGTTTAACCAATTAAAAACAATGAATATGAGAAATGATGTTATCAAAACCGAAGAAATCTGCGACTACAGAATCCAGATTTGTCGCGATAACTATCTTCCATGTCCATGCAAGGACTGGGATATGTTGGGCGTACATCTTTTCAATAGCGGCAGGAGTTTATCGGAAGCCTCAAACTACGAGGAGCTGTTCTATACAAGCAGTCATTCTCTTGCTGATGCAGCGTGCGAGCTTGCCTGCAAGTATGTACCGCAGAAGAAATTCATCGAGTACATCAACAAGTATCTCCGTGACTCCCTGCGCTTCCGTTATGACCGCTCTGACCGTCTATGGTATCTTGAACAGTATCATAAATTCGGAAACACTGACGGGAAATGGTATCAGATGTACAACTTTACGCCCGACGAGGTGAAGGACGGCATCTGTGGAGAACTTTCCGAGTTTCTTGACGAGGAGGATTTTATCTATCTTCTCTCGAATTGTCAGACGGAGATTGCTGTGCATGAATGGTCATCATGCGGCTACTGCCAGGGCGATTACGTTGAGGGCTTCTCCTATTGCACGAAGGAGCGTTTCATAAAACGTTACGGCGGTACTACAAAGGACTGGCAGAAACGTGCGGTTTCCGCTATGGAGAGCGAAGTGGAGCTTATCGGCAAATGGATGTGGGGCGACGTGTTAGGTTTCGTTCTTGAAAAGAAGGTGCGTTACACGAAGGTCTACGAGGACGACGAGAAAGCTGACGAGGATGATTACGACTGGGAGGAGGTAGACTCTTGCTGGGGATATTATTGTGACGAGGACGAGTTGATAAAGGCAGTAATCGAAGAACACCATTTGCATCCGAGCGTTGCAGCCTAAACAGAGGAGGCTTATGCCTCCTACAATAACCAACAATAAAAAAATATGAATACAAGATTAGAAGTAGTGCCATGTGGCATTGGTGATGTTTTCGGTGGCAGAATGTGGTTTTGCGTGAAGCCAGACAACGCTCGCGAAGTTGCACGATTTTGCACTAAACGAGAGTGTGAGCAGTATATACGCAAAGAACACCATTCCGACCCTCACCTCCTGAAAGTTTTACGCAACACTCATGGCAGAGCATTTATTTACGACTAAAGACAGAGAGCTTTTGCTCTCTGACATTATTAACCAATAAATTATAAAGAATATGCACAGTAGTATTATTGAGATTAGAACCCACCGCATAGATAAAGACGAGTGGGCTACAGAGAGTAATTTCTATGATGATTGTGGTTCTATGTTAGATTGGTGTCAAGACCTGTCGGATGAAGAGAGGGAAGATTATATCAATGGCTTTACAGAATCAGAACTGTTTCAATCTCTCTTCTCCAAGGGTGATGAACCGGACGCAATTATCTACAATGGGAAGTTGGATTTATTGAAGTCTAAATGGTATGAATCCATACAGGCAGAGTTGAACGAGGTGGTATCCAAAAAACTTATCAGCTCATATCGTCTTACCAGAAGGATAAAGTGTCCGTTAGATTCTGACATTCTTTTTTGTCTACCGGAGTGGTGCGGAAGTAGAGCTAATTATCCAATAGAATTGCTTGAATGGCTCAGTCATTTTAAAGAAGGCGATGTACTATACATCTGCGGTGTTTTAAGATATCATTTTTAGCCTAACAGGGAGGCACACGCCTCCCGCATTATTAACCAAACTTTAGAATTTATGAGAAAGATAAAATGTGACTACCATTATGTAGACAACCTCGTCGCATGGTACGAAGAGGAAGGAGGATATGCCATACAGATCAATGAGGGTTCGCTCGCCTCCGGCGACTGGATCCTGTACGACGACACAGGGAAGCTGAAATGCTTCTATATCTACGAGGAAGCTCTCAGCTCATGGGCTTCCTGCCAGATCGTACAGGTTTACAGGGACTGGAACGGATTCCCAAAGAAATACAAGAAGATGGTGGAATCCTGCTGTGTCTACGCCTGAAAACGGAGGGAGCAATCCCTCTGACATCATTAACCAATAAATTTATAATTATGAGATTTTACGTATCAGTAACACAGGTGCTAAACAGAGTGGTGGCTACCGAAGCCGAAGATTATTCAGAGGCTATTAATAAAGTGCAGAATGCCATCTATGAAGAGGAAATAATTCTCAATCAAAACGACTGGGTAGACGAGAAAGTGACCGTTTGCGACCATGAACAGGAGGAACACAGGGAAGCAGAGAGAAACGGCACTGTTTACCAGGAGATTTAGCCGGACGGAGGCACACGCCTCCACATCATTAACCAAAACTTTACAATCATGGATATAGCAATAATGAATTATGCGACAGCTGAAATCACAACAATCACAGGCTGTCCCGACGAGTGGGAGAACGAGCAGATCGAAGAATATCTCTTCAAGAAACTCAATCTCAAAGAGAGTGAAATACACTATATGTGTGCCAAAAGCGTCACAAACAAGACGGAGAAATACCGGCCGCTTGAGGTGTGGCCTCTCCTGGAGCAGTTCCAGGAGCTGAAAGTGAAGCATCCTGATGCCCTGTTGCTCTTCCGTAGCGGTGATTTCTACGAGGCTTATATGGAGGATGCGGTGAAAACCGCCAATCTCCTCGGAATAACGCTGACGCGCTACAGCAAGCAGATGGACGGCGAAGGCAAGCCGATAAAACTGGCAGGATTCCCTTATCATGCTCTCGACACCTATCTGCCGAAGCTCATACGGGCAGGACAACGGGTAGCCATCTGCGACTATACGGATATTCTTCCTGAACGATAGCCGCAAGCCTTGAAAGGTGGGGCTGAAAAGCCTCACCGCATACAAACCAAAACTTTAGGAATATGATAGAACAGGAAATCATCAGGAGGGTGGAGAACGGAGAGAAGTTCTTCATAAACCTCGAAAAGCGCACTCTGCGCATCGCAAACCACCTCGTTGACCTCAAGGAGGTGGAGATGCCCGAATACGAAGGCGACGTGTTGAAGGAGATAGAGAGGAGATACAGGATATACAAACACTCCGTCCCATCCGAACGCTCTGAGTCACACCGCCGCAGGTATTTCAAGGCTCTGCCGGAAAGTAAGCTGTCCGACGAGGCGATGATGTACGGAGAGCAGCGTGAGGTCGCACGGTGCAGCCTTGAGCTATTCGTCCTTATGGCAATAGTCAGAGGCATCCTCACATGGCACGAGGAATGGGGCTCGTGGTTCTGGCAGTCATCTGCCGACAAAGACCTCATATTGTTCCGCCAGTGGATTGGAGCAGAATAGCCGGAACGGGCAGGGTTTTTCCCTGTCCTCAAGAATTAGCAAACCTTTTTATTAACATCAAAATTTTGAATTATGAAACGAAACGTAATGATTTCAGGTGAGTTCACTATGACTGAGTTGGAAAACAAGGCGACAGACAACGGCAAGAAGACCGCCGTCAAGACTGCGGCTGCACGCATAGCGGCCCTCAAGGCTGCCGGCATCGACACTTCAAACTATTTCTCTCTCGGAGAGCAGATGGTGGTCAAGGTCGTTGACGGAGTGCCTGTAGAGGTCACAGATGATGATCCCGTGTTCAACAAGATCAAGACCGGGGGATATATCAGCCACTACAAGCTCTTCCGCCGGTGGGTGATGGCACAGATGTTCCGCATCCTGCGCGAAATGGACGAGCGCAACCTCAGTTTCAACAAGGTGCTGCAGGGCTTCGGCTACGAATACCAGTGGCGCATGGTCGAAAACGAGTTTCTCGCACAGATGAAGATGTTCCGCCACGGAGACACAAGCTGCCTCAAGCAGCGTAAGCTCTTCTTTGACGGCAAGACTCTGGCTGACATGATAGACGATTATATCGACAAGCTGAAAGCCTACATTGAAGACAATCTCATGTATAGGACAGACAAGCATGGTGTCCGCAGACCGAAGCACACGTGCAAGGGAATGCCTTATGTGCGTCTCAACAACGTCAACATCTTCGTGGATGACCTTAATACGAAAGTATACAGACCGTTCAGGGAAATGGCATCCATTGCCACACACACCACCAATCCGGAGGAACTTTACAAAATCGTGGCAGCGTTCAACAGGAAACACAGGCATCTGTGCCACATCACGAAGCACTCTTCAGCGTTCATCAACGCCTACAAGGGAGCAGGAGCGTATTTCACGATGCGCAACCTCATAATGTTCCACGGCGCACGTTTCCTCGGCATGAGCGAGAGCCGGTCTCTTGAGCATGTCGATGCCAAGGCGAACGCTTACAGAGAGGAGGGATGGCGCATGATGGGTGTCCTCAAGCAGCTCATCGCAGTTTCCCACATCTCCGTTGAAGCGAAAATCAAAGAATGGGAATAACACGCTCTCCTGAAGCCGACAGCGTGCGGTGGGCAGGCATTCTTTACAGAAGCTTCTTTAAGCGGATCTCTCCACCTGGAGCATCTCCAGGTTCCGTGATCCCCCAAGAGGAGCTTCTACAATCAGAAACTTGCAGCAAGGCTCCAGGCCTGCGGCCGCACACAAGCCTAATGGCCCGTCACCGTCAAAAGTGGCGGGCTTCTTAGTATAAACCATTAAGACAAACAGAATTATGAAAGAAGACAAAATCCTCGATATGTTCTTCGAGCCCGAACGCTGGCAGTACGCCATCGCAAAGGGTGTAGACAAGGACATAAACAAAGCTACATTGTATCAGCTCACAACTCCTGAGGCTCGCTCGCTCATGTATCAGCGGATGCGCGACGGACAATACAAGATAATGCCGCCGCACACGGCTGAGATACCGAAAGACAACGGCGATTTCCGCACGGTTTACGTAAATGAACCCTGCGACCGCATAGTCCTTTCCATCGCCAACGACCTCTTCTTCGAGCTGATGCCCGAAATGCTCCATCCCCGGTGCAAGTCTTATCAGAAAGGCATAGGCTGCGGAAAGGTGGTGCAGGAGGTGTCACGCCGCATCTGCAATGCCGGAGGAAAGACTATCGGATGGAAGTCCGACCTCTCCAAATACTTCGATTCCGTCCCTCTCTCATTCATAGACAGGGCATTCGACAGGATAGAGGAGAAATACGGAAAATCGGCGCTCGTCGCCATTGTCCGCGACTATTACCATTCCGACCTATACTTCGACACACAGGGCAACCTGTGCCGCAGCTACCAGTCCCTCAAGCAGGGATGTGCCGTGGCTGCATGGCTCGCCGACGTGGTCCTCTGCCATATAGACGAGCGTCTGTCCGGTCTCAGCGGATATTATGTCCGCTATTCCGACGACACCCTGTACGTCGGAGAGGACTATGAAGAGGCGATGCGCATAATGCAGGAGGAACTGGCGGTAATGCAGATGAAACTCAACCCCAGGAAGGTTGAATATCTCGACGCTGACCACTGGTTCAAGTTCCTCGGATATTCCATCAAGGGGAGCTGCATCTCATTGTCTTCCTCGCGCATCAAGACTTTCCAGAAGGAAATAGAGCGCAGGACGATAAGGAAGCGCAACAACACCTTCACACGTGCCGTGAACGCCGTAAACCGCTATCTCTACAAGGGGTACGGGGAATTTTCGTGGGCTACGCAGGTACTGCCGGTCATCAACGTTAAAGAGGACATCGACAAGCTCAACGCCTTCGTCATGGACTGCCTCCGTGCCGTCCATACGGGCAAGAGCAAGGTCGGCGGACTCGGATATGTCAAGACGCAGGCAGTGGGATGCGTTGACCGCGGACGTGGCAGGAATGTCACGGCGAACAGGAGCAAGACGGAGAGAGAAATCAGAGGCTATCTCTCCATCGGATGCGCACGCAATGCGATGATGACACGTCGCGCTGCATACGACACACTGGTGGCAAACCTCTGACACTCTGCGGTGGCGCACACCACCTCAATACCCACGGACGGATCCATTCACTAAGTCAGGGTTAATCAGGACGGCACGATGCCGTCTTTCTAAGACCCTGACTTACGATCAGTCTCCTGTAGTCATGTGCCGTACCGTCGGTGGGTATCATCATCCGGGCACACGGACCGGGGAGTAGGACGGACAAAGTTTAATTTCCTGCCTCAATGACGGCAAGGTACCTTGAGATATTCTCCAAGGTACCTTACTCGCCCAAGGCAGGCAATATCATCACATTATTTTCATGTGCCGGTCCGTAACTCTCCCCACATGCGGCGCACACCGCCCCGTCCCGACGTTCATATATCTGATCTGTTCTTAACCAGAGATAGAGGTTCCTGATCTCAATCTCATGACTGAGATGAGTTCTGGCTCCTCGATTTCTGGCAGACCAGCTATAAATCGCTCCATTACAGCAATGTGCCAAGCCAAAGGTCGGAACATCATCCGTGGACGCGGACCGTCTGCCTGCCTGCCTTATTTAACATCTCTGGATACAATCCACCGGCATCCACCGGGAAATTCCCCGTTACTGTCCGGTGTCCATCCAGACATTATCTGTATAATACAGAAACGTCCCGTCAGACAGGGGGAGACGGATTTTCATTGCCGAAAAAGACACACAAGTGGAAACGCTTCAACCATCCCGTATGAATTGCGGCGGGACACAAATATCTGTGGCGTCCCGCCGCTTGATACTCATACTGGATAGTATCTACTGACTACAGCAAGGCAACAATTTCCTTGAGTGTGTCTACAATACAACCAAAGCCCATTGCAGGGCGTTCCGTCAGGGGCGTGCTATTCATGTGAGTCGTTCAGGTATGACGCGTCGAAGGGTAGAACCCATCCTCCGACGCGTCATCCGTAACGCCTCTACAATCTATACTCTATACCCCATGCAACACAGCGCCGGAGACGGGACAGGCATTGCAGCCTGAAAGTGCGCAAGAAGGAAAATTCAGGAAAACAGTACGTATAGAATGATTGTCCTGCCAGTCTATCGCCTGGTAGTCCGATGATTCCACTTTACTGTTTTAATCAACGACATACAGACAAGCAACGCATCCTTTGAGCGCACACAATTTCATTAACTTCTTAATTTTTTTGGATTATGAAAAGAATCGACAACATTTCCGAAGCTTATTCACACAAGCTCACCGCAGCTCCAATCGACGGCAAGAACGTGGTGGAAGAGGCTCTCTTGGAGGCAATCTTCGACAATTCCGCATTCGTATCAAACAAGCACGATGAATCCATCGGCTTCATCGACGAATGGCCTGCAAGCGTACATGTGGCAGGAAACGGACTCGTATTGCAGAACCTCAGTTCCTCACTGCCTCACATCATCATGATGCGCAAGGCGGTAGAGAGGCTGACCGGCGATGCCTGCAACGACATCAGCGCACACGGCACACTGGCGTATCTCGACGACGAGGAGGCTATACCGCTCGTCTATTTCTTCTCCGTCCCACCTGCACGGAGCCTGGCGGTGACAATCTTCTATGCTCCTGAATAGCCTGCTAAAGCCTTCGCCCCTTCCGGGGCAGGGCACTCATTCTGACCATATCATAATTCTATACTAATGTTTTATCTTCGGCAGACCCGCCGTGAGGTTCGTCTGGCGTATTTTTCTTTGAAAATAATCATGCGGAATATGCGGAATGCGAAGGATTTTCCGTATATTTGCAATGAAATTTTAGATATATTGCAGCAGTCGGGACCCGCCGTGAGGTTCGTTCCGGTTTTCACTATACAGACACACGCCGAAAAGCCGGAAGGCACAATTTTCAAACCTTGAAATTTAGAAAGAATATGGCAAAAAAAGTAATTTTCGCAGACAACATCCTCAGAGCGAAAGGTATCAGCAAAAGGAATTTCGACACCTCTGAACTCAATGAATTGGTAGAGGACTTTTTCATGACACATGAAGCCAATGCCAGGTTCATGATAGTTTCCGTCAGGTTCGCAGACAGGGAAGGTATGCCCGACAGCGGCATCGAGAACCATCTCGGCAGCTCCTTCTATCAGTGGCTTTTTAACGGCGAACAAGACGATTTCCTTAATCTGAGAAAGAACAAGGATTACAATCTTCCGATGATCATCATCGACGAGCCGTTCATCAAGAACGTCGCATCTTATCTCCGCTCGATATGCGGGTTCACCGTCAAGCGCTCGAAGGACGTCCAGCCCGAGGCCTACGTTGTCTCACTGCCGTTGTGATGCAGCCTTAAATGTGCAGAAATAGTCGTGTTATCATATAATATTACTATCTTTGCACAACACATACTAACCCTTAAAACATTGGAATTATGAAACAGGAAAAGCAGAAAGGATGGGAAGACCTTCTTTCCGAACCGCAGATCGAGAAGTACTCCAACGCCATCCGCCAGGGTTATTTCGATGACTACCACGGCAACGAGTGGCGCCACACGTTCTATGGGGCGTGGATATGGAAGCATCCGAACCGTGTCAAGGCAGTGTCGCGCTTCCGCGACCTCGTAGGGCATCTGCCTCAATGGGAGGATGTCACGGAAGACAATCTCCGCGATTTCCGCATGGAGCTCGACGAGAACTATGCGCCAAACTCCGTGAAGACTATCTGCGCAGAGCTCTCGGCGATAATCCGGGCGCACGGCGACAAGAACATACCGCTTGATTTCAGCGGCCTCACGCGGATAATGAAGATGAAGAAGGTGCCTTCCGTCTCCACATACCTCACGATGCAGGAGGTGGAGAAGGTAAACATGTACCATCCCCGTTCCGTCTACACCAGACTGGTAAAGCGCATCTTCATGATAGAGTGCCTCACGGGGGCAAGGTGGTGCGACTGCCTGCGCATGTCGCCGGACAACATCACGGAGCTTGACGGAGTGCCCTACATCCGGTACATCGCACAGAAGACACAGACCGAGGTGATGGTGCCGGTACACAGGCTGCTGCCGCAGTATCTCGTCAGGACTCCATTGGAACCCACGCAGCCCGACCTCTCGTTCTACAACAAGACCCTGCGCAAGATATGCCGATACTGCGGTGTCGTCTCGTGGGTCAAGGTGTTCAAGGGGGGCAAGGAGTATGCAGGGCGCAAATACAATTTCGTGTCCTCGCATACAGGCAGGCGCACCTTTGCCACCAACCTGGCACAGAAGGGCATTACACTTGAGCAGATTGCGCTCATGATGGGACATATGAACGGCAACGTGCCGAACATCGAGATGACAAAACGCTACGTGTGCGAAAAACTGGAGATTGACAAGAAGGTGCTCAAGTTCTTCCAGTGAGCATCCGAAGCCTCAAAAGGTGCAGTCCATACGGCTGCACCGCAATTCATCAACCTTTTAATTTTGAAAGAATATGTATATGCTTGAACAATTCAGAAAAATGTCTAAAGAGGAACTTGACAAGGAAATCAGAAGAGTAAGAGAACACTACGAGAACGAGGAGCTTTCCGAGCTCTACCGCAAGGCGGCGGACTACAAGATCCGCACCTACGAGGAGATGAAGAGCGAACTGCGCTACCTTGACCGTCGCTATCAGGACGATATGATGGAACGGGGCAGAAATGTTTGTGACGGCGAGTTCTGCGATTTCTTCATCGACTGCCTGACCGATGCGGAGAAACACTCCAGTCTCCAGCTCCATGCTATCGAGTGGTGCAAAATCCGTGGCGTGCTCTCCGACCTGCACCGTCCGCATTTCGAGAACGAGGACGGAGAGCGGTGCGACGAATACGGACGGCCTCTCACTGCCGACGGAGAGCACTACATCGGTGAAATCATCGAAGGCGGCAAGTTCCGGGACAGAAAAAAATGACCCCATTGGCCTTAAAAGGGAGCCTTCCGGCTCCCACTTTGTCTAACAATTAAAAACATCCTGATATGAAAGCAGTAAATCATTATGTTGCGTGGCTCGAATACAAGGGTCAGCGCAGCGCACGTTACCAGGGCTTCGCAGAAAGCCTTGACGAGTTCCGCCGGATGTGCGAGGAGAAGCATTTCAGCCTCGACGAAACCGACGAAATAGAGTGCATCAAGAAAGATGCAAGAAATGCCGTTGGCAGACCATGCGAGAAAATTGTAACAGAGTATTAACATTTAGTAAAGCGAAAAAAAATATGATTACCAACGAATTGGCAAAACAGCTTATTGAGCAGGCTGAGTATAATTGCTCTGGCGAAAAAGTAGAGTACAATATTGATGACATACAGGCGCTCAGTGAAGACGGTGCCTATCTCGTCTTTGCATCATCCGAGTCTTGCAAGACATCTTTCGTTTGTTATGAGGATGGTACGGCATATTTCCTCAGCGACTGGAGTTGTTACCCTGCAAGCGAAGATGCAATTTCCGAGTTCAACAACTGGGTTACGATAGACTGGAAGGAGTCTCCAGTGATTTTCAACGGTCTCCCAAGAGTTCTATCCGATTTGTAAAATTTGAAACTAAAAAAAATATGAAAAGAGATGATATAGTAGTATTGGAAAATCTTCAGCAGCAAGATGGCGAACCGAGATTTCTCGTTGTCCTTGCCAAGGAGATTGAAAACTATGCCGCCGATGGCAGCAGCTACGACTACTCTTTGAAAAACAATGAGTGTCAGTGCGAGTATGATATGATGAAGGCTATAGAGAAGAAGTTCTGCATTAATTCGGCTGAACTGTCTTTGTATGGGGAAGACAATGAACTTGAAGCCTGTTTCGATTCAGAAATCAGCGATGAGCTGCTTGCTAAGATAAACGATTTCGCAAAGACCTGGAGAAAGGAAAACGAATGGTTCGACAGCCCTACATATTGGAACTATTACGATGGTTCCGGCTACAAGTCCGTTTTGCTTCATAGCGAAGTGGAAGACGCAAACGACAACCGTCAGTTCGATTTGCTCGACAACGATGATGAAACAGCCAAGGCCGTCATCGCAGCATACGACAGAGCTGAGGACGCTCCGAGAGAATGGAAAAACGGATTCTCAACATACTACGACGAAGAAACCGGGTATGAAATCAGGTTCTCTCAATGGAGTGGTCACGGCAGTATGGCAGACGTTTATTAAATTCATTATTATAAGCCCTCGACAACACGGTTAAGTCATAAGATATGCTTATTTATAAAGTTGAAACACAGGACGTGAAAAGCGGTCAGAATTTATTTGGTACTGAATATTTTGGAGCATTTGAACCTCTTTGCGATTACATATTGAGACATGATAGTGACTTATCCTGGTGTCAAGATTGGATGACTGAGCGATTGGACAAAACCCGTCTTATGGGTCTTTTAAAAAGACACTTAGTTGACTTGGATGAAGGTATGATTTATCTTTATAGAACGTTTGATGATCTGCTTGCGGAGCTTCTTGGTAGCAAAAAAGATTGTTCTACATGGCGATATGTTATCAGTACGATAAATGTAAAAATGAAGTAAATCACGGAAAAGCCCGGCCTAAGCCGGGCTACGCAAGACCATTGGTCTCGAATCTACGATAGTAGAAATTTGCTCTTTATGAGCGTTTAAATCCACAGGCTGACGCCTGACTGTCAACGGAAGTTGTTTTTTCTTTCAATTCCATAAAGGTACGATTAAAAGCCTTCCGAAGACAAGTGCAAATATAATAATTAAAAAGGTACGGGCAAAAGACTTACCCTAAACATTAACGAAATTATGTATAAAGTAACATACGTAGACTTCAAGCACTACCCACACGTAGTGCTTGAGTTGAAAAACATCTCCAATGGAGAAACGAAATACTGGTGCTATAGCGAACTTCACTACGAGGAGCAATGCTGGCAGCTTGAAGTGAAATCACTCAAAGGTTGCACTCTATCCGGCTTGCCTCAAAACGGGGGTTGGATAGACAAGAAAACCATAACGCGTCTATAAAACATTCAATAATTTAAAAACTTACAATTATGAAGAAAAATCATTTCTTTATTCAGGCACTATGCCTTTCAATGTGTCTCACATCTTGTACCGAATCTGACGGAGAAAAAGTCACCTTTCTGTTCTTTCTTGTTGTAGTGGCGATGAACATCGCACTCTTCTTCAAAATATGGGGAATGACAAACGATGTGGCGGCGCTGAGATGGAAATTCGCACCAAAGAACGAATGGCAGGCTGTGCAGGATTTCCCCAACGGAACAAGGGTGGTACTGAAGGATTTCGACACCACGGGTGTAGTGAAAGGCTTCAATAACGGACTCTACGATGTAGAAGCCGACGGACACCACTACAAGCTACCATACACTTCTCTCTCACTGGCGGCAGAATAATCTTCGTCCCCACGCCTTGCAATCCTGCCTGAGCGTGGGATTTTCCGTTTATAATAATGTACGCAAAAAAATGCCCGATAATTTGGACGGTAACAAATATATTCGTATATTTGCAGCGTTCAAAATTCTTGCGGTATGATGCCGCATCTTCGTAAGAGGGTGCGTTTATTGTATCAATACATTTCGAGATAAGTAAATCTTATATAGAATTACTGCGCCGAGTCGATGGATAGGAAACTACCGTCGGGGTTTGCAAGAACCTTGAACAACTCGTAGCGCAGTTTTTTTGTTCTAAATCTTGACAAATGGACGAATTGATTATCAAAGAAACAATGAGTTCACTGCAAATAGCAGAAATTTCTGGTAAACATCACAAAGATGTAATGAGGGCTATCCGTAAAATGGAGCCTGCATGGGAAAAAATATGTGGGCGCAAATTTGCGCTTACATCGCAAATCGTTGATATGCCGAACGGTGGTACAAGAAAAGAATCTTGTTACATTCTCAACAAAACCGAATGTCTTTTCATTGCAACCAAATTTAACGATGAGGCGAGAGCAAAACTTGTCCTCCGTTGGGAGGAGCTTGAAAGAAAAAACCACAAAAACGAAATCTCCCTCCCCGACTTTTCCAACCCTGCCGAAGCTGCAAGAGCATGGGCGGCAGAATACGAGCAGAAGCAGCAGCTCGCTCTGGAGAATAAACGACAGGCACAAGAACTCGAAGTGAAGGACGCACAAATCACGGAACTCAACACAGCAGTAAGCGAGATGCAGCCGAAGGTTTCATACGTTGACACCATCCTGCAATGCAAGGACACGGTGCAGACGTCGATCATCGCACAGGACTACGGCAAGACGGCAAAGGCGTTCAACATACTCCTGCGGAACTTCGGCATACAACGGAAGATAGGAACAACATGGGTGCTTTACGCAAAACACATCTCAAACGGATATGTGCAGTCAAAGACATTCAAATACAGGCACAAGGACGGAACGGAAGGGGCACGCACATACTCCGAATGGACGCAAAGGGGACGCCTCTTCCTCTACGACACGCTGAAAGAACACGGCATACTGCCTCTGATAGAGAAATCATCAACCCTAACAAATGAAGCAAAATAAAAACAATTAAAAAAAACTCAACATTATGGAAATAACAAGCAAGGTTAAGATAAGCGATAAAGCAATGGAGGCATTGGATATGCTCCGCCAGGTAACTCTCATCTTCAACGAGGAAACGGATGCCGTCGAGGACCCGGACGAAGTTACCGAGATTGAAACCCGGTTCGCCGAACACATGATGCAGCTCTGCGACGACATCACACAGCTCATAGCACTCGACATAAGACACCAGGTAATCTAAAGACAAAAACAGCCCCACACCAACCTCCTTACGCCGTGTGGGGCTTTCTTCTATTTTCCCCCTTCGGGAAAAACATACATCATCAACCGTTCATTGGCCTCGTTGATGGGCCTGTAATCCTTCTTGATATAAAGCTCCGTCACCTTCATGGCAGGGTCCACATGGCAGAGCATGTCATTCACAAGCCATTTCGATATGCCTGCCTCGTTCAGGGCGATGGTGGCCATCGAATGACGGGCAGAATAGAACTGCAGACCTTCCACGCCCACTTCCCTGCCGACAGCCTTCAAGCCTTCGTTTATCGACTTGTTTAGATTCTCAGGCGTAGAGAAGCGGCGGTGGAAGCTGAACACACGCTCCCCGTCGGCATCCCTCCACCTCTCAAACACATCCCTGACCACATCGGGCACCACGACACGCATCTCCGCGCCGTCGCTGCGCCTGTCCTTCGTCTTCGCCCTGTGATACACTATCATCCCGTCCTCATAGTCCTCTGCGGCCCACAGGTCGGCAGAGTTCATCCCCATCAGACAGAAGCTCAGCCGGTAGCAGTCCAGCGCGAGGTCTCGCACACTGCACCTCGCCTTCGTTCCTTTTCCGTCATAAGGCAAGGCGAAGATTCTCCTCACCACTTCCAGAGGCAAAGCCCTCTTCTCCGCCACGGCAGGGTTCGGCGCATGATACCTACGCAGGGAATGCTTTATCAGCACCACATCATTGTCCTCGTCATTGTAATACTCACGTGCGTCGTTGAACATCTTCACTATTGCGCTGCAATACAGGGAAGCGGCACGGGGCTTGTCGCCGAGCCATTTTTCAAATCCGCGCATCAGGTTCACCGTCACCTCGTCAAACATAATCTCCTCCCTGCCCACAAAGCGTTTCAATGCGTTCACGGCAGACCTGTAGTTCTTCTTCCCCTTCGCCTCCGACTCTTCAAGCCATTTCTCCGCATATCCCGTAAACGACAAGCCTCCGGCATTCCGCTTCATCGTCACATACCTCACCACATCATCTATATCCATATCGTTCACTTCAAGATTCAGTTCCCCGATCCTTTTCCTGTAAACCCTTATCAAGTCCTCACACCTCTCCACCACGGCCATGTTCTTTATCCTGCCGGAAGCCGTGATGTCCTTCTTCTCCACAAATTCGTTCGTGGCGATATATTTCACCCTCCTGTCATAAGTCAGGCGTATCAAGACATTCCAAGTCTTGTCCGCCCTCATCTTGCTCTTCCTTATCAGAGCCTTCAAAGTAACTGCCATATCCGTCTCCTTTCTTTCTTCGGTCAAACATTGGTCAAACAATGGTCAAACAAATTCCATTTACTTGTAGTTATTTAAGGTTACTTTCACCGATGCGTCAATCTCCCGCACCTCCTTAAACAAAACCCGTATTTTCCTGTAACTCCTTAAAAATCAATGGGAAAGCACCTTTCGGGCACCTTCCCATCCCTGGTGACTCCGGTGGGATTCAAACCCACGACCTTCAGAACCGGAATCTTATACCCGTAATTTGTAACCCTTTGTTTGCCAGTATATTACGTGAATTATTGTAATATCTGGTCAAACAATGGTTAAACAATCAGTCCTTTTCCTGCTTCAACAGGCTGCGGTAAAACTCAATCTCCCTGTCCTGTTTCACGATCATCTCCTCTTTCTGTCTCAAAAGCTCGTCTTTCAGTTCGATCTCCCTTGACAGTTCGGCGGAGTTGCGCTCTTCCGAAGCACTGCCGTTCAGCACCCTGTTGAGAGCGTCCCAGAGTTCGTGCTTCTTTCCGTCATCAATGGCCATCGAGGAGTTGATGATGTTCTTCAAGGTCTCGTCAAGCGTCTCGTTGCCGTGGAAATCAGCATTCAGTTCCTCGTATGCCTTCTCTCCGTCAGCTCCGCACAGTCCGCAGCCGGTCAGAAGCCAGTCAAAGGTCACATTTGTCGCCTTGGCTATCTTCATCAGGACAACCTCTGAAAAGCCACCCTTGCCGTTCAAGGCACGGGAGAAATTCCCCTGGTCTACGCCACATTCTTTTGCAAACCTGGAAGCGGTCACGCCGCGCTTCCGTCTCAAAACCTCAATTCTCTTCTTGATGCTTTCATCTGTGTAATTAGCCATAATAAACCCTCCTTTTATTAAAGATTTGTAACACTATGTTGGAATATGTTAAACTATGTCGTAAATATGTGATTTTATGTGCTTTTATTTGGTAGATTATGTAATTCTATGTACTTTTGCAAGCGTTGAACATAAACTAACATTAAACCAAAGTTAAACCAAAATTAAACCTATGGTTTGATTTGGCAAATATACATAAAATAACAATAGATACCAAATTTTGATGTAAAAAACATGGCACCACATAGAAAAAAAATAATCCTCCGCCACGGGAAGGGTGTGGCCCTTGCAAGAGACGTCGGTGTCTCGGTGCAGACGGTAAGCAAAGCCTTGAGGTGGGAGTCGGACTCTGACATACAGAACCTCATCAGGAAAAGGGCGAAGGATTTGGGTTACATAAAACAATTCTGACAATGACGATGACGATAGAACAGATAGGGGCAATGATGGCTGACTTCGTGCAGATCGGCTACATGACGGCAGTCAAGGCTTACGAGCCGACATCCGACGAGCTCCGGCTCAAGGATGTGGAGAAATGGTGCAGGGCTACCTTCACTGACTACAAGACGCTGCTGCGGCTCATAAAGGCAGGCATCGTAAGGTCATACAGAAAAGGAGGCAGCAGGAACTCTCCTTTATACTACTCCAAAGCGGAGATAAAGCAGGCCATAATCAATGCCAGACTTTCAAGATACATAACGGAAGACAACATACGTTGACAAGTCTTCCATATCCGCCGAGTCAGCTGACGACTGGCAACCCGGAGCGAGACCGGCGAGCGGAACCAATCAAATGGACGGTATATGCCTTGCCCTATCAGCCATAGGGCGAACCATAAGGAAGCCGAGGCAAGGCGACGGCTCTTCCGTGACGAACGATCTTTGACTTATCGGAACAAAATAGTATAGGTGTAATAAAGTAACGGTTAGCATCGTGGATGCCGTGACCCGTGAAAAGGACGCACAATTATACGCAAGTCCTCTCTCAGCGTGTTTCTGAGTAGCGACAAACGAACTACATCTTTCTTTTAAAGATGCAAGCGGAGCATAAAGGGAACACAAGAGGGGCAAGAAAGCTAACGGCTTACGCTTTCATCATCATATTTTCAAAGAGGCAGGTAGCTCAAAAGGTGAGAGCATGCACAGGTCTTCCAAAGACTTATGCAAGACGCAGGTTCAAGTCCTGCCCTGTCTCCATCACATTTTGTTTTTATTATATTTTGCTAATTTACATATAACTATTTGTTTGATGATATTATGTCAATCCTTCCCGTCCGTGAGGATAGGGAGGATTTTATTTTAAAAACGACAGATTATGAAACAAATGAAACGATTCCTGTGGAACGACTGGACGCTCGCTCTGCTGTGGTCACTGGCGCTTCTACTGCCGGTGTTCCTTAAATGAAAACTGAATTTCTAACTATAAATAGGTATGAAAGGACATGCCTGCAGGTGAAAATCCTGTTGTTTATGGGTCTTACAAGAGGAGTCATGAGCTCCTCAACCGGTGAAGGTCGGCGCAGCGCAGTGGAAAGTGCGCCATGGTTCAAAGCCTCGGAGCAAGGAAGTTCGATTCTTCCCTTCGCCACCCGTGTGTTTATTATATTTGTTATAATTAGCGATATTCAATTTAGTAGTTGGCTTTCCGTGAGGACGGACATCTGCGACAAAGCCTCGGAGGAGGTGATGAATTAAAGCTGGTCATGATTTAAATTTTTTATAGTTATTATTATCAGAGTCTTGCCCGTGAGGGTCGGACTCCTTTTACAGGGGCGCAAAGTGGCAGCGGAAACACATAATAAAACACAAAGCCATTTTAATCTAAACATATCCGCTGGCGGTTCGATTCCGTATGTGCCCACTAACCAACTTCTGTGAACAATGAAGTATATAAGAAATTTCATCATCCACCTGCTCGGTGGTGTCACATTGGAGGAGAGTATGGAAAGCGACAATAACTCTTTTGACATAGCTGTCTACTCAACGCTTGAAGAGCTAAAGTCCTTTGCTGTGAGAAAAGACGATAGAGGGGAGTTGTATCACCACATTTGTAGCGAATTAAAGAAACTCATTTGATATGTCACGCATTCACACCCATCCCGTATGTCAGAACTGCATATCGTTCTGCCACATCAAGAACAGCTGCCGTGAACAGAGTTATGAATTTTTCGGCGGCAGCATCTCTCCGTTCCATCTTTCCTGTCCGCAGTACATCGGTCTCGGTGTTGTCAACGCACCGAAGAACCGCCCTAAGAAGTGGTTCAAGGCTAAGACAATGGAGGATATAGATAATTCAAGAGCAAGATTGTATTGAATCATATAAACAAAACGCATCATGATACATTCTAAAGACTGGACCGGCAACTCTGCCTCTATATTCAAGGCTCTTGGCGCAAGCAATCATACGGACGCGGATAGACAGCGTGAGGATTATTATGCTACAGAACCGAAGGCTACGGAATGGCTGTGTAAGCTGGAGCAGTTTGAGGGCAGGATATTGGAGCCTTCGTGTGGCGAGGGCCACATGAGCGAGGTGCTGAAGGCAGCAGGGTATGAGGTAGTGAGCCGCGACCTTGTGGATAGAGGCTACGGCGAGGTGGCTGACTTCCTCGCTATTGATAACCAGGTGTGGGACGGCAACATCGTTACCAATCCTCCCTACAAATACGCACAGCAGTTTGTGGAGAAGGCTCTGAGCATCATCCCCAAAGGAAAGAAGGTAGCGATGTTTCTGAAGCTGACTTTTCTTGAAGGCAAGGCTCGGCGTGCGCTCTTTCGTTCTACCCCTCCCATTCGTGTTTGGGTAAGTTCGTCACGACTGAAATGCGCCATGAATGGCGACTTCGGGGCTTTCGGAAGCAGTGCGGCCGCTTACGCATGGTTCGTATGGGAGAAAGGATATAAGGGCGAGACCACTGTAAAATGGTTCAACTAACAAAAAATGTATGATAGAACTGAATAAGATATATAACGAAGACTGCCTCGAAGGGATGAAACGTATTCCCGACGGGAGTGTGGATTGCATTGTGTGCGATTTGCCGTATGGCACGACTGCTTGCGCTTGGGATAGCGTAATTCCATTCGATAAGTTGTGGGAGCAATACAAAAGAATAATCAAAGATAATGGTACAATTATCCTATTTGCCAAACAACCATTTGCATCAGACTTGATAAGTAGCAATCGTGATATGTTTCGATATGAATTGATATGGGAAAAGACAAGAACTGGAAATAACATGCAAGTCAAGAAACAACCATCTGCAATTCACGAAAATATTGAGGTATTTTATAAAAAGCAGCCTACATATAATGAAATAAAATTCAAGGTTGATGAGAAATATATCGACAAAAGAAAGAGCATTAGAGATAGCTTTTACAAATCGGAGCATTATAAAGGCGTGATGAAACGAAAAGCAGATGATGGTATGAGGCATCCTCAAAGCATATTACCATTCAACTCTGTATGGCATAAGGATATGCACCCCACTCAAAAGCCCGTAGCTCTTATTCAGTACCTCATTCGCACCTACTCCAACGAGGGCGACACCATATTAGACAACTGTATGGGCAGCGGCACCACCGCCATTGCAGCCATCCGCGAGAAGCGAAACTTCATTGGCTTCGAGAAATCAGAAGAGTATTGGCGAAAAAGCATGGAGAGAATTAGGAACGAATTATCACAACAGACATTATTTTAAGTATGGTAGAAGTTTGGAAAGAAATAGAAAACCACAAAGGGTATATGGTTTCTACAAAAGGAAATGTTAAGAGTCTTTCATTCAATAGAACTGGCAAAGAAAAGGTATTGACACCGTGTGTTGACAGTAAAGGATATCTGTTTGTTACTCTACAAGGTAAGCAACTACGTGTGCATAGACTTGTAGCGAGCGCATTTCTTGGTAATGGAGAAGGCTTACTGGTAAATCATAAGGATGAAAATAAAAGGAATAATAACGTAGATAATCTTGAATGGTGTAATGCTGCATATAATCTCTCTTATAATGGGAATAGAAAGCGTATATCACAAAAGCATCAGAAGAAGATATGCGCATTTCAAGAAAACGAGCAATACACCTTTGAAAGCATAACAAAGGCAGCAAGTTACTTTTGTGTATCAATTCAAGCAATATCACGATGCCTTAACGGTAAATGCAAAACCTCTTGCGGCTATAGATGGAAATACCTTTGAGATAAACGAGGAATACTACAACAAGGCTTGCAAGCGCATCAAGTTGGAGCAAGCGTAACCCACGCTGTTCTGAATCGCGGACAGCACACAGTTGTACTGATGGAATACAACAGAACTCATAGTATATATACCCGCAAGCCTCCGGTGCATCCACACGGCAGCCGAATAGCAGAGCCGTGTAGGGCCGGACGGCTTGCTTTCCTAAAAAAAACGCATCACATGAAGAAATTCAAGAACAACAATGACATCCCTTTCGAGAGGCAGATGCTACCCATCATACGGTCATACGACCAACTCAGAAGCCTCGTACAGGAGCTCAGAGAGGAGAACATCCAACTCCAGAAGGAAAGGGATCTCGCAGAGAGATGCCGCAGGGATTTCCAAAGCGAGAACTCAAAGCTGAAAAAGAAAGTCCAGTTCCTTGAGAAAATACAACGCAAGGAAGCGGAAAGACAGGTCACGGAAGACATGAAAAAACCTCCCGAACAGCAGTCCTTCGCACAACGGATGAAAAATCTTTTTTTTCGAAAAAAAGCTAATAACCTAAATTAGGATATTAGGTTTTTCAGAACCTAAAATGCTAAATTAGCATATGAGAAAAATAACCCTGACATCCCAACACGCAAGCCTCTTGAGGAAAGTACCTGAAGAACACCTCGGAGACATACTTCTTGCAATAACGCAATTCCTTGAAGGTCAGCAAGATATAACGTTTTCAGACCCTCTTTCAGACATCGTTTTTACGGCTCTCACAATGGACGCAAAAACCGAAGACAGAAGGAAATATACATCGGCGGAAAACGGCAGAAAACATACAAAAAACCTAATTTCAAAAATAGGTTCTGAAAAACCTAATTCTGAAAATAGGTTCAAAGAAAAAGAATTACACAATAATGATAATATATTTATTAAAGATGTAAATATAGATAATGGGAATTATACTATCCAGGATGATAATAATAATATACAGGATAATATACAAGACTTATCTGTAGATAATATAATTCAAGAAAAAACCAACATAAATGTTGGTAAAAAAGAAGTTCTTTTTTCGGAAGAAAACGAGAAGAAACCAAGCAAAGAAGACATCGACTTCGACATGCTCCGGCTCTATTTCAACTCCAAGATGAAGGGACAGGCCATACGTCCCGTAAAGACAATGACCGACGTCAGAAAAAGGGCAGTTTCGGCGCGCGCGCGTATGCACGGGAAACAGAGCATCCAGACCGCCATCGACAAGGCGGCGGCTTCCGACTTCCTCAACGGACACAACAACCGCAACTGGGTGGCCGACTTCAACTGGATATTCCAGGAGAACCGCTTCGTGGATATACTTGAGGGGAAATATGACAACAATAAACAGCAAAGCTATGCAACAGGACAGAACAACGGATATGCCTGCCGTGACGAACAGCGGGAGGCGGAAAGACAACGGCGTCTTGAATGTTACGCCGAAATCATCAGAGAAGGTCTCGAAGACGCTGCAAGCGATCCTCGGGCGCTGGCCAACAGGCTCAGAACTGATGGCGACCTTCCACGTGACACGCCAGGCTCAGATAGCATCGAACCCTTTTAGATGCCATTTCTCCAACGCACCCACACTCGCACAGGTGACACGGCTCTACGGAGAAGGGCTCACAAGAGGATGGCTCACGGCACAGCTGGTAAACCTCTCGGAGTTCAGCGGGGCGAGAGATAAGATAAACGATATGCAGCTGCGTGAACTGGTGCAGCTCATAATCTCTGACAAGTATTTCCTCAACATGGCGGAGATAATGCTCTTCTGCCACCGTTTCAAGACCGGCAGATACGAGAAACTCTACGGCACGGTAGACCCGATGGCGATAATGCGCTCTCTCCGGGAGTTCCAGTACGAACGCAACGACGCCTTCCACGAGAAGGAACAGAAGGCGCTCGACGAGAAGATGCGCAGGGACAGTCTCAACGCCGTGAGCTACCGGGAACATCTCGAACGAAAAAAAATGAAAGACGAATGTAAAACCACTGACTGACATGGAAGACAAGACAAGGGAAATGGCGGAGGCTTTCGCCGACAGGATAGACGACGGTCAGCGCACCGCAAGGCAATGCGCAGTGCTCGCATATATGAAAGGGGCTGAAGGAGGGGCAAAGGCGGCTTGGCATCCTGCCGATGAGCTGCCGGAACACCCGGAAAAGGGCATCGTGATTGTCACGAAGGTAAGACGGCGCTTCGTACACGCGACATTCAACGGGGTGGAGCCCTGGAACGCCAAAATCAAGAACATCAACGCCTGGAAGTGGGCATACAAGGAGGACTTGCTATGAAATATCGCCGTAGAGGCTGTTACGATTGCCTGTGGCGCGATGAACCGCACAATGTGGGCAATTGTCCCACCCCTGACGAGAAATGCGGCGAGAAGTGCCCGAAATGGGAGTGGAGATATGAATGAACTTTTAAAAACAAGACAAAATGGAAAAAATCACAAGAAAGACAGGAACGTTCTTCGTCTGCACAGTGGCATACGAGAACGTGGAAGCAAAGAAAGTAAAAGAGCCTTATGTAGTCGACGCACAGAGCTTCGCAGAGGCCGAAGCAAAGGTCCTCGGAGAAATGGACGGGTTCCACGACGTCGAGGTGGCCGACATCAGCAGGGCGCAGTTCTCGGAGATATTCTCCGTGCAGAGTGACGCAGACATGAAATACTACAGGGTGAAGATAAACATTGTCGCACCCGACGAACGCACAGGAAAGGACAGGAAACAGACGATGTGTTTCCTCGTCATGGGAACTTCCACGAGAAACGCACAGACGAACTTCGACGAGGCAATGAGGGAGACGCAGGTTGACTTCTCGGTCGAAGCGATAATTGAAACCAAAATCGTCACGGTCCTCTGATATGACGCAGCGTGAAAGGAACATAATACAGATAATCCTCAAAATGGAAGACAGCGAGCTCTGCCAGGTCCTTGACCTGGTGAAAGCGGTGTCTTCTCCCGATGCGAGGAACATGATAAACAGAATATTGGAGAAAAGAAACAATGGCAACTAAAAAAGAAAAACAGACAGAACAGACTGAACTGGCGGCGCAGCAGGAACAGAAGAATGAAACGTCCGCAATGAAACTTTACAACAGACTCCGCAAAGTGCCGCAGGAGGCACTCAAGAACATACAGGCAGGACGTCTGAAAGGCATGAGTGACATCAACCCGATGTGGAGAATACAGATGATGACTGAAGCGTTCGGGACCTGCGGCTTCGGATGGAAATACGAAATCGTGAAGCAATGGGCTGAAACCTACGGAAACGAGACAAAGGTGTTCTGTAACATCAATCTCTTCGTCATGGTTGAAGGCCACTGGTCTGATCCGATACCGGGAACTGGAGGTTCTGCCGTGGTCTCCACGGAGCGTAACGGTGTCTATGTCAACGACGAGGCTTACAAGATGGCGCTCACTGACGCTCTCTCGGTAGCGATGAAGGCTCTTGGCGTGGGTGCTGACGTCTACTACTCCAAAGGGGCACAGATAGTGGACTCTTCCACTAAATACAACATGAACGAGCAGCTGGCAATGGGGCAGGTGCAGCCATCGCAGCAGACTCCACATGAACAGCCGGCGAAGAACGGAAACAGCATAAACCCAAACGACATCTTCCAGGCACAGGAGTTCCTTGCAAAGGCAACCACAAAGGAACAGCTGAAATGGATTTACGTCACTTTCGCACCATTGCAGAAGGACCCTACTTTCATGGGATTGTGCACCCAGAAAAAGAAGGAACTGAAAATCGGATGAAAATTTTAGCATATTCTCATAACACGTTGTAAACAAATAATATAATGGAAAAGGAAAATCCTACGAAAGGTAATATCTCTCTGGCTGACTCCGGGGTGGTTTTTGACCAGTCGCAACACCGTTATTTCCTCGGGGGGAAAGAGTTGTCTGGTGTTACATCTACACTCATAAAAAGAGCGTTCCCTTCCACTTACGACAACATTCCGCAGGCTGTGCTTGACGCTGCGGCTCAGAGGGGGTCGGTGGTACATGCGTCGATTGAAATGTTCAATAGCATCTTCGACGGAGACGACTCGATGTTCCCTGCCGACGACTGGACGCCGGAACTGAGGTCTTACGTCGGAATGGTAAAGACCAACGGACTCAGATGTCTGGCTTCTGAATACATCGTCACCGACTTTAAGGACTACGCTTCGGCAATCGACGGGGTGTATGCGGACTCCGACGGAGGGATTGTGTTGGTTGACTACAAGACCACCTCGCAGCTCTACTACGAGAGGGTGGCGCTGCAGCTCTCAATCTATGCCCGCTTCTTCGAGATGGTGAACCGCGGACTAAAGGTCAAGTCTATAGCCTGCATGTGGCTAAGAGGCGACAAGGGCAGGTATGTGGAACTGGGCAGGGTAAGCGACGGAGTGCTCGATGATCTCATCCGTGCCGACCTTAACGATGACCTGTCTTATTCCTACACTCCTGAAATACCGGGCGGCTTCTACGCTCTTGAACAGGAGTTCGTGGAGCTCTCGCGGAAGATCAGCGGATTGCAGGAACGGCAGACTGCCGTGAAGGACAAGATCCTGCAGCTCATGCGGCAGAACAACGCCAAGTCTTACAAGACGGCGGCAGGCTCTTTCACTTACGTTCCTCCTACAACGGGGAAGAAATTCGATTCGGCCAAGTTGAAGGAGGATGACCCTGACCTCTACGACAAGTATGCCAAGGAAAGTACAATCGCGGCATCCCTGAGAATTAAACTTAAAAAATAAAAACTTGAAAAAATGGATATACAAGGAAAAATCATCGCGGTGCTGGAGACTCGCTCCGGCGTTTCCGCAACCGGCACACAGTGGCAGGTCGCCTCTTATGTACTTGAAACTGACGGTATGTATCCAAAGAAAATGGTGTTCGAGGTCTACGGCCCTGACCGCATAGCGCAGATGAACATACGGCAGGGGGAGGAACTGAAGGTGTATTTCGATGTGGATGCACATGAATGGAACGGCAAATGGTTCAATTCCATAAAGGCATGGAAGGTGGAACGTCCCGGAGCAGGACAGACACAACAACCGGTACCACAGCAGACGGCGTTCCCAGAAGCTCCGGCGGCTCCGGCAGTAACGCAGCAGCCACCGCAGAGCGGAGACGACGACCTGCCATTTTGACGAGACGGCGGACATGGTGATACGAATAGCCGAAAAGTATGGTATACGACTTGTCAGACTGTCTTGAACGTGAACAGTTCACCACCAGAGTGGAGTACCTCATGGGGAAATCTTCCCCTGGGGGAAACACTTTCCGGGTGGAACTTACGGAGAAGAAGCAGCGCACGTTGGCGCAGAACGCATATCTGCATTGCGCCATGGCTTATTTCGCATTGCAGATCGGACTGCCGATGCAGGAGGTCAAAGAGGTGTATTTCAAGGCAGTGTGCAATCCCGACCTGTTCCAGCGAACAAGGTTTGACAATATCCTGGGATGCGAACGTACCTTCATGAGGTCATCCAAGGATCTCACCAAGGAGGAGATGACCACGGCAATCGACAGGTTCCTCAAATTCGCATCCGAAAAGGCAGGGATATACATTCCGCCGTCCGACGAATATATCGCAGTGCAGAGGATGCAGCACGAAGTGGAACGAAACAGCAGATATTTATGAACATAAAACACAACAGGAACTTTCTCGACATCCTCACGGAGAAGGAGAAGGTGTATTATACGAACTACAAATCGGGAGGACTCGTCACTTCGTATGATGTGAAGATGCAGAACTCGATTTGCAGAAAACAGAAAAGATACAAGAAGGAAAAGGAATGGGCGGAAAGGATGGCCTATGACATAGCAATCGACTTCGGTGTTTCCGCCGGACTTGTATCTGATATTCTCTACTCTGCAATGGTGTGGGGAGAAACGATAAAATAATATATTGAATCTTTCATGATGCAGAAAGTTATCTATTGGCACAGAAGACTGAGCCAAAACGCTCTGGATAAAATAAAGCGGCGCTTTCATATCACCGGCACTACGGTAAACGGAGAGAGCATCGCTACCATCGACGATGGTGATGAAGAGGCATTCCAGAAATGCATTGACGGAGGCTTCTTTATAGTGAGAAACAAAACAATAAAACTTTAATTCTATGACAGAACAGACAATAACATTCACTCCCTCTGCCTCATTGCGCAAGGGTCTGAAACTGATAGCAAAGGGCATCTGGCTGACCGTCGGCTCCATCGGTCGGCTGCTCGATGCCTGTATAAGGCGCTTTCCATACGTTTGGATTGTAACGATTCTGATTGCTTCGATAATCATAGCCCACGTCAACATCGGCAAGGCGAGGGCTGAAAGAGACAGACTCAACAAGCAGAACTATGAACTGACACAGAAGGTAGAAAAACTATCATACGGAAAATACAATGGAAAATAAGGACTGCAACATAAAGGCTGACATACGTAAGCCGGGAAAAAAAGTGCTGAATGTCAGCACAAGTAATCAGTTGTCACAGGCTCGCTTCACTTGCAGAAGGCGACACACAGAGCTAATCGCAAAGCGAATCAACTATCAGAAAGCTTGCGACAGTGTAGGCTGCCTCCTGTTCCTCGTCAACGACCAGGTAGGATTCGCCATCTTTGATGCCATGGACAGGCTGAAACGCTCACCTCTCTACAAGCAGATGGTGAAGAAACTGGCAAACAAGGCGAGCAAGGCATACGACCTGTATGAGAAGACACGCCGCTCCATGTTCCTAAACAAGGACGTGGAGGAGCTGAACTACATCCTGCAGGACAAGTACCAGGACTGGTTGCAGAAACATGTCAATATGCTCCGCTTCGCAACGTACAACGTGCTTACCCGGCTACAGGTGCCTGAACGTGAAGCTATCTCCTATGCCATCGCAGCCTACGGTATCCTCTATCTCGCTGTGACGACCTTCGACATGCAGTTCGAAGCGCAGAAAATCAAGTACGGTGTAGATGTACGTAAGGAATATGCCTTCGCTTCCATGCACGGCATCAAGCGGACGTGGAATGATCTTCTTGCATATCTCGTCCCGGAAGACGTGACAAGGGCGGTCAGCGATGACCATGATTTCCGCCTTGCAATGGAAATCCTCACCAAGAAGGCTTCGGATTTTGATGTCCTCAACGACATAGCCGGAGAGGTGATAGTAGAGAACAAGGAAAAGCTGCTCGCCAATGCAAACAGCGAAGATGTAAGAGAATACATCGAAAAGGAATACATCGAAAAACTACAGGAACAATGACAACACTACTGATTTTCATCATCGTCTGCCTCTTCGTCGCAGACATCATCCTCCTCGTCTCTCTCAACCGCATAATGGGGGAGAACGTAAGACTGAAGGAGAAATACACCAAAATGGAAAAGCGTCTCACTGATAAGCTCTACGAGTCTGCCGGCATCATCCAGGCACTCCAGCGTCATATCAACGGAATAAAATAGAAGCCTTATGATAACTTATAGACTCAACCAGCTTCCTCCCGAATACGGACTGATGGGTGTCGAACAAACCTTGATATACCGATTGTTGGAAGCTGGGTTCAAGGTGAAAGTCTTGAATGAGGCAGGGGAGATACAGGTTTGGGGCAAAGCATTTCATCTCTGCGAATGTGAAATCACTTTCCTTGAACTCCTCGACCTTATCAAGTTCATCAACTTTGTCGGCAAGATTACAATCGACCTTAGCAGTATCACAATGCACGAAGCCGAGCTAAAGAAATACAAATATACAGAACATCCAATAACCTTGAAACAGTAAGAAGAAAATGAAAAAGTACATTATCAAAAATGCGGATGGAAGCGAGCAAAGCGAAATGCAAGCCATCCACAAATCACGCAAAGAAGCCGGGGAAACCTTGATGGGCTACATTTGCGACCACAACAAATATTTGGACGTTGACGATGACGATTATTTGTCGCCGTTTGATTTCGTCCTTGAAGAAGTTGAATACAAGGATGTGAACGAAGTCATCACGGACTTTGAGAGCGCAAGAAAAGCCCTTGGCGGCAAGCCGAATGCGGACTTTACCGTTGCAAAGAAAATTATTTCGGGAAACGCTGCCCAACTTAATGATGTCGCAAAACTTGTGACCGACATCAACCCCAAGCACATTGAAGCGTTGATTGCCCTTAACAGGTTGTTCACTATTGCCGAAGCATGGAACAAGGAAGATGGATTTGTACCCGATTTCTCGGATTGGGAACAAGACAAGTGGTTTCCTTGGTTCGTGTATGACAAGGATGCTGCGGGGTTCGTCTATGCGTATACGGCTAATTCGGCTTCGTATGCGTATGCGTATTTCGGTTCTCGGCTTTGCTTCAAATCGTCCGCGCGCGCCGCGCAATTCGGCAGGCAATTCGCCGACCTTTACAACAAGGTTTTCCTGTAAAGCTGTAAATAAAAAAATAATACACTATGAATAAAATGAAGAAGTACATTGGAACCAAAGAAGTGAGTGCCATACCTGCATGGCAGATTGATGGAACAATTTACCAGAAAGATGGTGTTGTCCCAAGGTCAATGAACCGCAAGGATGGCTACAAAGTGGTTTATGAAGATGGCTATGAAAGCTGGTCTCCAAAAGATGTCTTTGAGAAGGCATACAAGCCCTCAGATACAGCTCTTGACAGGCTCAAAATAGAGCGGTATGAACTAAGAGAGCGTATAGAGAAACTTGAAGACTTCATAGGGCTGAATTTCAGTGAAGCGGCAGAGAAGGTAGGTCACCATCAGGCAGCATTACTTCTTATTCAGCGTAGTTACATGGTCAACTACCTTGACGTGTTGGAAACGAGAATTGACCTATTAGAAAACGATAATAAAGATAACTAAAATGAAAAAGTACATTGGAACAAAGGTCATTATGGCAGAGCCTATGACATTGACAGAAGCACAGCAAGTGCTTGGTAGAGAACTAAATCCAGCAACCGTTGAGGAAGATGGATACTTGGTAGAGTACAAAGATGGATATAAGTCTTGGTCTCCTAAGAGTATGTTTGAGGAAGCCTATCATGAAGTAGGCTCTGTTAACTTCGGCGGTGCTATTGACTTGTTGAAGGCTGGTCTTGCGGTAAGACGCAAGGGATGGAATGGCAAGGGATTATTTATTGTAAAACAAGTTCCTGCCCACATTACAGGGGACATCATTCCTAATATGCAGTCACTTCCTCAGTCTGCCAAGGACATCTTGATGAGTCGTGAGAATCCTCACATTGACTACACCAATCAAATGCTCATTATCAATCCAGATGGAAGGGCTGACTCATGGGTTCCATCTTCGTCGGATATTTTTGCCAATGATTGGGAAGTTGTATAAGAGTAACTAACCGTCCTTATAGGACATAAATATAAATAATTATGAATAAAAAGGTAATTGAATTTGTACGTAAGTATGTTGAGGAACACTTGGATAAGAGCGACCCAAAACAAGAGTTTGAAGTATTTGTAGTATGGCAGTGTTACATTCTTGGTAATGCAAAGTGGCTGCTTTCAACAACACTTCCAGATGGTATGTACTATGAAGTGACATACAACAAGGCTAAGGACGAGTTCTACTTCGATGCTTATAAGAAGTTTGAGAATCGTTGTTTTACAAACAAGTAACTAACCATCCTCTCCTTGGTGACAGCAGGGAGAGATAAATAAACAAATATGAAGAATGTAATACAAGGGGATTGTCCGTGCTGTCCTTATGCGGACCTATATGGTGGATATTGTAGTTATTATCACTTTTTCCCTGCCAATATCAATTTCGGAGAAGCAACATGCCGTTGTGAAAAATTAAAACAAAGAAAGGAAGAAGAAAAATGAACAAGCGACAAAGAAATAAATATAAGTGAGTTGCGAGCAGATGCGCACATAGTAAGACTTATATGGAAGAAGTGCCATATTGTGATTACTACATTCCTCGCCAAGTTTTTGTATGCGCACGACAACCACAATACACGCAACACTTCACAGATGAAATCGCAGAAAGTCGATGGGAAATCTGCGAAGGTTGTAAATCCTTTACTCTCTCACGTGAGACAATGAGGCTCGGAATGGAAAGAAGGAAAGCGGAAAAATGGATGAATCGCCATAAGTATTAACAATTTATTAGATAGACTGACTATGATTGACGATAAAGCAATAATGGCAGCTGCCAACCAGTATAATTCTGATAAAGGATTCCACGAGGAAATGGAGAGAATATCCTTCATGGATGGTGTTGCATGGTTCAAGCAAGCCCTTTGGCATGAGGCAGATGAAACACCTATTCCTGGCAAGAATATCTTGACTAAGTTTAGAGATAATGGTCAATATTGTTATGACATTGACCTATTGCCAAACGGAAACAAACAATAAACATTATGGGAACAAACTTTTTTTGTGTCGAGAAAATCAGCAGGAGTCAGAGAAGCAAAATCAAGTCACTGCTTAGGGAGTATATAGGACTTGTGGACAAAGCAGATACAGCCTGCGATTTCCATGAATTGCACAGTAAATATAATGAGATGATCTTAGAGAGCATTCCAGAAAGGGTACATCTTGGGAAACGTAGCTATGGATGGCAGTTCTTGTGGGACTACCACGATGGACGTTATTTTAAAGCCAATCTGGAAAGCATAAAGGAATATCTGAAAGACAAGATAATCGTCGATGAGTATGGCGAAGTGTTCAGTCTTGACCAGTTCCTTGATGATGAAATAGGGTATTGCCTATACAACGCTGATGGAAAATTGGAGGATGGGATGAAAGGATATTCTCGGTATACCTTCATAAGTGATGATGGATTAAGATTTTCAAAAAAAAAGTGAGGATTTTCGTTAAAAGGAGAATAACTATGAGAACAATCAAGTTTAAGGGCAAGCGTCTTGACAATGGCGAGTGGTTGGAAGGCTACTATAGAGGGAACAATGAAGGCAAAGCTTTTATCTCAAGAATTAAAAGACCTCCTTTGTCTTTTGAAGTTGATCCAGATACCGTCTGCCAGTTCACCGGCTTCCTCGACAAGAACGGCAAGGAGATATATGAAGGCGACGTGTTGCGGTCGGACATATATCCGTTCAGTTGTGTCGGAGACGATGAGTATGACAATTATTACGGCACGATAGGATGGAGCGAGTTTGAAGCATCGTTCTATATTGTGGCTATCAAGAACCCTAAGTCTTCCGTTAGAGGCATTTCCGAAGGCATCTGCGATTCCATTTCGCAAAAGACGATGCAAGACTTTGAGGTCGTAGGCAGCATCCATGATAAGGAATGGCAGGCGAAGTTGAACCTAAAAGACGAATAGAATATGACAAAAGAGCAACTTGAAATAGCGGTCGAACTGAGCAGGTCTTTAGAACAACTTGAATTTATTTTAGACAGTCTCAATGTAATGTGCAAAGATGAGGTTTGGTATGTTTCATCTTTCAGTTTAACAAAGGATGAATTGGAAATGCCTGACATTTTAAGAACTGAATTTATTAAAGCAGTGAAAGACTGCATAAGAAGAACTGAAAATAAAATCAAGGAACTATAAAAAATGATTGATAACTTGACAATAACCTTTGAGAGCAATGGCATAGCCCACACTCTCAATGTCCCAACAAGGGATGAAAACCTGCCATACAATTTGGCAACTGCATTTACTGAGATAATAAAGCAGTCAGATGCAAATGATGAAATAGTAATTGACAATCTCAAAGATGAGTTTGCTTATGGAACAAATTCTTGGATTTCAGTCAACGACAGGCTTCCAGAAGTGGACAGGGAGGTAATTGCCCTTGATGATGAAGGGAGAATCTCCTTTGCCCACATTGTAGACACCATAACAACAAAGCATTATGGTGGTTGGAATATTCCAAGTGTAGAATATTGGATGCCGTTTAATAACCCTTTAGAAGATTAAGATTATGACAAGAGAAGAAGCAAAGAAATTATTGCCTTTTATACAGGCATTCAGTGAAGGCAAGACGATACAAAGCAAATGCATTACAGACGAGATGCCACTTTGGTGGGATGACAATAATCCAACATTTGAGATTGATGATTTTGATTACCGCATTAAGCCAGAGTCTAAGTATCGTCCATTCAAAAACGTAGAAGAGTGTTGGAATGAAATGAAGAAGCATCAGCCTTTTGGCTGGCTGAAAGACAAGGATTCTGAGTTAAGGAATATACAGGCTCTGACTGAGAAAATGTCAACCATAGCTGATGGAGTCTACCTTCATGGAATAAATCTCATCAACGGGTGGCATGTCTTCGAAGAGGCAGTCAAAGAATACACCTTTGCCGATGGCGAACCATTCGGTATAAATATAGAGGAGGAATAGATGATGAAAGCAAGATTAGCAAAGAAACTCGCTCACACTTCTATTGACCGATTGGCTCCGTATTGGATAGAAAAATTTTTATTCGCAGACCGACGCGATGCAAGGTTTGAGGAAGCATTTGCCATGTGGAGAAAGAGAAAACAATGACAAACAAGTTATTAACTAAAATATATAGAAACTGAAATGAGCTTTCGTAACACCAAGACTCCGCTCAAGCCCACCACCGCAGCCAAGTGGCAGGTGCCAATGCGACCGAACAAGAAAAGTGGCGCAAAGGAGTATTATCTTGAAGGTGAATTGAAGGAGCGTTTCTGTAAGCTCTTCCCCAAGAACTCCAACCGCCGCATGATGACATGGTTCGGCATCAGTTTCTCCACCCTGCAACGCTTCAAGCGTGAGTTTGGCCTTGAGAAAGACATGCAAGCCGTGCGCAAGCAGCAGACCAAGGACACGAAGAGGATTTGCGAGAAGAACGGCTATTATGCCTCCCTGCGAGGCAAGGCACCCTCCGAGGCTTGCATGGAAGCCACTCGCCAGCTCCGTGCCGCAGGCTTCCACCCGATGAAGCAGCTCAAGGCCACCAATCCGCGGAAATACAAGCGACTGATGCGCAAGAGGAGCGAGCAGCGCAAGGAGCTATATCGCAAGGAACAGCTCCGTGCTTTCTACGGACTGGAGCGTCAAACCAACCTCCGCATCCCTGCCGCTCCGCTATCGCACAGCGCATCCTCCCACAAGCACGCCATGATAAAAGCCTGCAACTACTTTGCCGACCCATTAGGCGACCCTCGCATCATCTGCTATGACAGCGAGACGCAGCGGGCGGCACGACGAGAGGCAACAGCCGAAAAGTATGGCTTGAAGGTGGTGGAAGCGGATGAGTAGATAAATTCGAATAAGACAATGAGACTAAGAATTACACCAATGAACGCCTATGACGGTTGCATACCCGTGACTGTATATATGGTTCAAAAATATGTCGGAGGATGTATCTTCGGCAAATGGGTAAACATCAAAGGATTTTCCGACAAGGAAAAGGCAGAGGCATTGATGTCGCTATTGAAACATTAAAAACAAAACATAAACTAAAGAAAATACATTCACAATTAAAACAACAAGAACATGGCAGAAATACACGAAATGACAATGAACGAATATCAGAACCTCGCTCTTGAAACCGCGATATATCCCCAACCGATTATATACCCGGCTTTGGGATTGACAGGAGAGGCTGGTGAAGTAGCAGACAAGGTGAAGAAAGTACTGAGAGACAATGATTCGCAGTTCACACCCGAAAAGAAACTTGAAATAGCAAAGGAAATAGGCGATGTCCTGTGGTACTGCGCCACGCTGTCACACGATCTTGGCTACACGCTTGAAAATATTGCCTCGATGAATTATGCGAAGCTGCGTTCCAGACAGGTGCGCAACAAGCTGCATGGCAGTGGAGATAATAGATGAAAAGAGTATTAACCATCTAAACCAAACGCTTATGAATAAATCACACATCACACTCCTCCGCTCCAACTACGAGAGCGCATGCAACGCATACCTCAAAGCCTTCTGCCAAAAGCACGGCTTCTCCGAAGCCTACTGGGTAGCAGATAAGGTGGGCGAGATAGCTGACTGCAACGAGTCTTACACTTTCGATATGTCAACCATCCGTACCGACATCGACGAGGACGCTCCCGAAGAGCAGCTCCTCCAGTGGCATTCCTATATCGAGGAGGCTTCTCTCTTCAACCTCACACCCCCCAACTTCCACCACTGGCTCCACGGATGCCCACGCTCCTCTCCCGAAGAACTGCAGAAGCTAAGGGATATGCGGCAGGAATTTGAAGACAAGATAAAGGAAATCAACAAACACAACTCATTCTAAAAAAATCCTCATCAAGTTGTCTGATGCAGCCTGGTGGGGATTTTTTCATTTGCGCCCTTTTCTAATGAAGAGCTTTCCGATCCTCCAACACTGACGCGTAGCAAAAGCATGCACATACAGGGCACAGGTGAGGATGATTAGGATAAGATCGGCGTCATACATCTCGTTGGTAATAAGCCACGATCCGTAAAACATCCTTATCACGTTCACACCAATAAGATATACGAACGGAATCCTGTATATCCAGCACAACTGGTAGAAATAGCTTGCCGGCATCATCATCAACACAGGGAATACATAGGTCATGCAATACAGGTACGCCAGACTACTTTCATTCTCTTCTATGTCCACTATAATCTCACGTGGGTTGGAATGAAAAAAAAAAAAAAAATCGAACACTCCATACCAATGTGCGAGCATTATTACCAACGGGATGTATTTCAACGCCCATTCATACCACCAGAACGTTCCTTTGTTCAGTGGTAGCTTGTTTCCTGATTCTTCCATAAACTTACGGTTTGGTTGATTATCTTTAGATTTTATTATTTTCTTTGCAAATTTAGCCATTAAAACTAAAGGATTGTTATTTCTGTTAGCCTTGGTTAACAGATTTAACAACCCTTAGTGATAGAAATGACATATCGTTTCATTTCCTCATAGCATTCATATAATGCCATATCTTGCTACCCTCCAGTCCGTAGTCTTCGTCATTGAAGTAGAACTCATAGGCTGCTTTCAGTATCTCCCCGTCAGAGAGCACGGCGCAGGTGTCGGCATAGAAGCTGTTATATGCCACATACTTGTCCCACTCCGTTGTCCCTTCGGGAAAATCCAGTCCCTTTGTGGCTTCCTCTATCATCAGTGCGCTCCATTTCGGATCTGTGTGTGTCACACCGTCCTTGTCGGTATATTTCAGTCCTTTCAGCGCCATTTCTGCAGATTTCTCACAAAAATGCGGCTCTTGTTCCATCTTTACGGCATTTAAGAATATATACATCCCCATAGTCATTCCTCCTAACTTAGTTTATCCACAAGCGTTCTCACAAGTCCTTTCAGCTCGTTCATGCCGCTTTCAAGCGAACCGATGCGCTCGTCCTGTTTCTTCTTCTCGGCAAACACAGGATTCCATTCTGTCTTTATCCTCTCGCAGTCTTTCTTCCTCGCCTGGTGCTTTGCCACACTGTTTATGATGTCGTCACTCTCGGTCTCCAATGCGTCCACTTCTTTGAGTATTCCTTCCCTGTCTACGCTGAGTATCGTGTTCCCTGCGCTCACAACCGAAGAGTCTGCCGGCATGGTGTAGGTGTTGTTTGCTCCGTTGGTCTCCACGGTCACATCAACAACCGTTGACAATGCCGTACCTCCGCCGCTGTATTGCGGAAAGCGTGGCTGGGTAATCGCCGTCACCCTGCCTATCTCTTCTCTCAGTCCCTCGTCACCCTTGTGCAGCATATACACCGGGTGTCCTTTCTTTATGTCCTTGAACGTCATAATCTCTGTCTTTTAGGTTATACAATAAAAGCGGCATCCCACAAGTCAAAGACGCTTCATTTCCTTTTCTTCCCTAAACGGAAGAGCCTCCGCACGGACTTCTTCTCCGTTGGCGCAGGCTCCTCCTTAATTCATGTGGTCGCCGTAGGGGTCTTGGTTCCCAATGCCGCAATCAGCGTTGCGTTCTGCCTCTGCTGACTCAGCTCAAGGCGAGCATCGTTATAACGCTGCTGCAAGTCTGACTGCCAATGAGCGTTCATTGTATCAATGATGCGCTGTGTGTTGTCGTTGGCATTGGTCTTCAGATCACAAGCCATCTGGCTCATCTGGAACCCGAGGTTTGCTGATGCTCTCTCTATACCGGTATTGGTGTAGGAGAAGCCCTGCTGCATTCCGTTCACGATGTCCTTCTGTCCGAGCTGGTTTTCGTACCCCATACGGATTATGTTTTGCTGAGTTTGGCAGCAACAGTCCTTCAACTGCTGTACGATGTTCATGTCACCGAGGTTCACGGCGTTGATGACTCTCTCTGAGCTGTAACCTACCTGTCCGCCTACCTGCTGTATGGCAGCCTGTACCGCACAGATACCGCTCTGCAGCTGATTGAAATCGCAATTCAGATTGCTTGCCAACTGACCTAATGCCACGTTGTTGCCCTTGATGGCATCCATCAGAAGGTTGGTGTTGTTACCGTCCTGCATCTGAGTTGACAACTGGTTCAGCTTCGACTGAATCTCTGCATCCTGTACCTGTCCGTTACGGTTGCCCCAACCGAAGCCTCCGCCACCGAACAGGGCGAGGAAGATAAGGTACATCCAAGGGGAGTTGTTCCAGCTGTTCATACCTCCGTTCATCATCGCCGCCATAGCCATAGGGTCGTTCCCCTTGTTTGCCATCGCAGCCCATGCCAGAGCGTCATTGTTCCTCGCTCCGTCACAACATATAATCTTCTCTGCTTCCATAATAAAATGTGTTTGTGTCGTTTCGTTCCAAAATCAGAACTTGGTGCAAAGATAGCCAATGTTTCTTCGAAGACACAACATTGCTTTTCGTGGCAACCTCCTGCCACATTACGGCACAAAAAAAACAGTCCTGCCTCCCGACAGAACTGTCCTCCTGAAAAACAATTCAATAATTACCTTAAATTTAGAAAGAAATCGTAGTAAAATAACATATCAACTTAAATGATGAAAAGTATCAAGTTCCTCTTTCGTCCATCGGCGGCTGACATCACCGACGACCTTCTTCCCTTGCGGTATCTTGCCTTCACGCCGCAGCTTGTCAAACTTGCTCCTCGACATTCCGAGATACCTCATCGCTTCGGTCTTGTTGTAGATCTTCTCCCTGCTGCCGGCAAACATCTCCAGGCAGCTGAGAAACCTCTCGTTCTGCTCTTCCGTAGTGCTGCAACGTCCGCTGTCTATGCGGTCTATCAGCTCTTGCAGCAACGCTCGTATCATCTGTAACGTAACACTCAAAACCGTCTCTTTATTAGGCATAGCAAAGATAGTAAAATTATTGCTAATACACAACAGATTGGCACGAAATAATCCACCTTGATCTGCTCCCATCTCCCTAATTTCTTTTCCACGGGGAACGGCACTCTCACGGAGTCTGTCTTCATCACCGTGTCCGTCTTGTTCGTGTATATGTAATGGTCGTTATACACCTTTTTCAGCTTCTCCTTGAACACGGTATCTCCCTTCATCCACACGCTCACACTGTCATGCACCCACACGGAATCCCTTTTGATAAAGCTGTCCGTCCTCACCTTATATTCTGTGTGATATTCCGGCACACTCACATATTTCGTCCTGCACGAAACCAAACAGACCCCTATAAGTCCTATCAGTCCTATCAGTCTTAAATAAGCCATAATATCCTCTTTTGATTTAGAAAGCCCCTATCCTCACGGACCGAGGCTTGAAAAAAATAACTAATACTTAAAACTATGAAGAAAAAAACTAAATATCCTTATATTCCTCCACCGCATTGAAGCAAGGGCAGCTCTTCTCCCATTTTTTCGGTGTGTCCTCGCCCCATATACTTCTGTGTCCCATAATCCTTGCGGCAGGATATTTCTTGTGCAGTATGCCAAGCAGCTTTCTCAGTGTAGCCTTCTGCGCCGGAGTCCTGTTGTCAACCGCCACAATCTTCTTGTTCGGTCGCTCAATTCCTCCCACATAAGCCACATTGATGGCTGTAGAGTTATAGCCCTTCACTCCGTTGCTCACCTCTTCCACTGCGAGCATCTGGTGGATGGCTCCATCTGCGGTTATTACGTAGTGGTAGCCGGGTTGTTTCCATCCTTTTGCCTTGAACTCAGCCCAAAGCTCCTTCGTTCCCCAGTTCTGGTTGCTTGCCGTGCAATGCACGAAAATCCTTTCTATCTTTCTCATTTTAATTCTGTTTTTTTGTCATCTTTTTCCTCAAGTGCCTCCTCGATCGCATCGCCTACGTCCTTGTTGCGCTTGCGAATGAGGCAGATGATGAATTTTTTTATACTTAGTTTGTTTGTCACTCCATGCAGTGAGCAGATATGCCCAACGATGCTGTCCACTTCCCAGAAACACCCGAAGCCGAGTCCCACCGCTGCCGTTGTCACATGGTTGGCGATGCCCAGCGGCTCGAAGATGCCGAGACCGAAGAATGTTCCCAACAGCAGGTAGCCGATATAGTCCATGAACTTGTTGCAAGTCCTTCTTCCTGCTCTCGAAAATCTGAAATGCTCCTTCTTCTGTAGGCTCTCGCTAAGCCCGTACCAGAAATCCGCGACTATCAGCACTGCTATCAGTATCAGCATCCACCGCAGGTCATACAGTACGCCCAGCGCTTCCTTCGAGAATGTTCCGCTAATGAACAGGAAAATCCCTCCTCTCGCCATTCCCTCATTCATGCGCACCTCCTTCCGTTATCCTATTCACAATCTTTCTCATTCAATTCCATTTATAAGGTTAAACCACCAACTTGTAAAAACACACCGCATACACCATCGCCATTCCTGTCAGCTCCGCAGCTATCCACGCCCATCGGCTTTCCGCCAACTGCATCACAGCTACATAAGCCACAAGGCTCAAAGCAACTATCTCCCAACAGGTTGCCATTCCCCAGGCCACAGCGCACGCCCCTGCCATCTTTGCAGCAGTCTTGTGCAGCTTCGCCTCGTCACCCTTATAGCGGGGAGCAACGGCAACGAACACCAGTGCCGCGGCAGCGAGGAAACCAAGGAATTTCCAGTTTTCGGGAGCCACTGCCACCATCACAGGCATCAGCAGTGCTGCGCTCGCCCCTATGCAGGCAGTGAAGAGCGTCATCCCTCCTTCGTAGGCATATTCGCTCACCACCTCCTTAGCTCCGTATTTCATCGCCATTGCGATTACGTATGCCGTGAATATCACGCAACTCAATATCACCATCCACATCATAGGCTCACCTCCATTTTCAGCTGCTCGGGATAGCCCTGCGTGTAGTCGTAGGCTTTCACCTCTTCCACTGTCTGCAATTTCTCCACGGTATCTTTGTGCGCAGCCGTAACGTTGAAACACTCCAGGGCATACATCTCCAGTGCCGAGAGCAGTCCGATAGCCTTGTCGCAGTTCACCACTATCTTCATCCCTCCGAACCACAGCGTTGTGGTTGCCTGACCCATACCCTTGGCAATGGATGTGGAGTTCATCAAGCCTACACGCGTCGCCTTGTCGAGCCACACCACCGCGCCGTTGAGCGCAAAGCCGTTGACAGCAGAAGATTTGTCGTAAGCGTCTATCTCTGCTATCTTCAACTGCTTGGCTGTCTGGAGTGCTAACGATTGCATCTCCTTGCCGAACGCCTCGAACTCGCTCTTTACCAAATCTTCGCTAAACGTAGCCGTCGGTACGGTACACTCCCAGCATTTGTAGGCGCCTGATTTCTCGTCGAGCGTCTCGCCGATATGGCATATCGTAATGCCACCAAGCTCATACTTTTTCTTAAACTTGTCAGCAGGTATCAGTGTGCTGACGAAATTGATTTTTGCCATGTCTTTACTTTTTAAGTCTGTATTTATTTTTGATTTTAATCTTCTTCATATTCACACAGTACACCATCTCCTTGTGTGGCATCATGTACCATGCCCTACGCCTTATGTTGTACGACGTGCGGTGCGCTATCAGCCCCAGCAGACTGTTTATGCGATTGGCATATCTTGTCAAATCTTCGGCGGACGGATTCGCACATTCTCCGAACTCGTCTATCACGCTAAACAGATGCTCCGTTGTTCTAATGCTGGGCAGCGTGCGATATGGTCGTATCATTACGCCCGTAAACCTGACTCCGCTGCTTGCGCGTTGCAGGCTTACCTTTCGTGGGTGCAGCGTCAACCCGAGCCGTGTGTGCAGATATTCTCTCGCCCATTGGAGCGTAACGTGCAGCGCCTTCCTGTCTGTATGTATCGCTACAAAATCATCAACGTAGCGCCCGTAGCCGCCATTATCGTCTAACCTCTCTATCATCAGTTTGTCGAAGTCGGCAAGAAGGAGATTTGCGAGCAACTGACTCGGAAGATTGCCGATAGGTAGTCCTCTGCCTTCTCCGCAGGTAAATAGCGACTTGTTCGCAGGCAGCTTATCCCATAAGGTGAGGTCGCCCACTTTTATGCAGTTCTCTGCCGGATCATGCAGCACCACCATTCTCCACAAGTTCAGCCACCACTCAATATTCTCTCCTTTGTATTCCCCTCTTATCGTGCGTTCGAGAAGTCCGAATAACAGCCTGCGGTCTATACTCATAAAGAAGCCTTGCAGGTCGCATTTCAATATCCACGCCTCGCGCTTGTATCCGTCCGTTACACGCTCTATCTGCGCTCTCACATCGTCTATACCGTAGTCCGTACCCTTGCCCTTGCGGCAGGCGTAAGCCTTATCCGTCAGCTCTGCGTCAAGAAGCTCGCCGAATTTCAGCGCAAGCAGATGATGCACTATGCGGTCGCGGAAAGCAGCGCAGAACACCTCTCGCAACTTCGGGCGTGTGACACAGAAGGCTTTGCTTTTGCCTATCCTATATGCGCCACTGTTAAGCTCAGCATACAACTGATAGTTGTTGGATATATAGTTTAACGAGTATTCTATATACCCGTGCGTTGAGCTTTTGTGTTTGCGACAATCGTAATATGCGGCATATACGTCCTCAAGCGTCACGTATTCGTGTTCTATCTTCATGACTTTAGTGACATACACGGAGCCTTCGTCACGTAGTGATATGCGAATACTGGCAGAACGTAGCTCGTGAGCGACTTGTTGTTGTTGTTCGCGCTACTACTGTAGTTCCACGCGTTCGTAGCATTGTTCTGCGTTCTCGGCGCTGTCCCCTTGCGGTCCGAACACTTCTCCTTTCGGAGTTGCGTGTCAGCGCCCCTTGTCACATGTGTGACGGCTCTCCCGTGTTGCTTTTACGCTCCACGGCTCTCGCCTCTGCGATTCCGCTCTGCCTTCTGCCAGCCGTATGCCTCTTTCAGTACCTTGTCGACTTGATAGTTAACGTTCGTCGCAGTCTTGACAGGCAAGAAATCCGCGTCGGTGAAGAGGTTGATTCTCGACTTGACTTCCGACATAAGCAGGATGTATTCATGCAGGTTCTCCTCTCTGCCTTCAAAACTCTCGTTGATTCTGCGAACCAGGTCGAGCGCCGTGCAAGCCTTGCTTGTCATCGTCTCGTATGCTCCGTATCTGATGATACGGCTTACGTTCTTGCTGTATTGAAGCAGCAGCTTGCAGAGCAGATAAGTGTCCTTATATATGAACAGAGTCTCCGTGTATGCCATTTTGTTTTAAATTGTTATTTACTACTCTCCGCTTGCATGCAGCTTGACGCTCGCTTTGCTCGCGGAGAGATAAAGATTAAAAGAGATAAAGAGATTAACAAGCGAATACTGGCAGAACGACGCTCGAGAACGACTTGGTGCCGTTGACCGCGCTACTACTGCAGAACCACGCGTACGTAGCATTGAGCTGCGTAGAAGTCCAGCGTCTCAGCTTCATCACAAAGTTGTAGTATGCAGTAGCTTTCTCCTCTCCGTGAAGCGCCGTGAGCACCTGCTTGATGATGCCGATATTCGCTATATGCACATAATCCTGTCCGACAGACATCAGGAAGCCGTGCAGCTCATGTCCTGCGATGCTGAATATCTGCTCATAGGCGTAGTCGAAGGCAGGCACGCTAAGGCTGCGCTCTACAGCCTCCTGACGCACAAGAAACGACGACGACTCGCCGTTGTAGTAGTTCGCGTCCTTCGTATTGTTGCCATTAAGCGCGATGCTGTCGAACTGCAACTCCTGAGTACACCATGACTTCTTCGGGAGTGCCGTAGGAGCCAGCATATCGGATATTCTTATCATAAACGTGCCTCGGTTCAGCGTGAGGTTAGCGTCCGCTACCTTGATAGCCACCGCTTCTTCTGCGGTCTTGCCAGCTGCCTGCCACTCCTCGAGGTAGTATTCGTTGAGGTTGCCATCGACGATAAATATGCCAGCGCGGAACTGATACATCTTGTAGTCGATAAGACGCTGCGGCACACTCGCTGTGTATGTACGAGTATTGCGGTTAAGACTCACGCTGTAGCCGTCCTGGTTCTCTACGTTGACAGTAAACTCCTTGCCGTAGGGTACATATAGCGACACCTGACCCTTTGAGTCAGCATTGTAGGTAGTGTTCTTGCGGTCTACCGTCACCACTACCGGCACGCCCTCGTATGCAGCGCCCGTGCCGTCGGTATACTTCGTTACCGTCACCACTACGTTCTCCATGCTCTCCTCGTCATACGGTTTGTACTCCACATCAATGTTGCGCGTCGCAAGCACGGCGGTGAAGCCGACTGGGGCAATGGGCTGCGCATTGCCGTACTCTGTGAAGGTAATCTGGTAATAGTTTCCTCTGTTGACAACAAACGACACCTTACCTTCGCTGTTGGTGGTGTATGTCTGCGGTGTTTTGCCGTTGTTAATGAACACGTTGATTTTCACGCCGCTCACCTTGATTGAGCTGACAGAAGAAGTGATGGTGACATTCACTGTTTCATCTGTATTCACCACGTCTACCGTCTTTGTCACACCATCACGATTCGTCACGGATATTACAGAGCCACCGAGCGTCACGTTCACTTTCTCTGCTCCCGCAGCCATAGTCGTAGCCTTCTC